TTCGTTGAATGCAGGGTCTTTCAGACCTAGCGAACCGAAGACTTCATCCGTAGAGACATGAATGAAGTGGCACTGTGGTCTATGGTTCTTGATTTGATCCAACAGGTTCACCGTGCCGTACACATTGGAGTGCAGGAACGGAGTAGTGTCGTTGATGGAGTTGTCTACGTGCGACTCGGCTGCGAAGTGGAAAATTGCGCGAGGCATGTACTCCAACAGGAGACTCTTTACGTCACGCGGATCCGCAACGTCACCGATATGAACGGTCACGGTATCACGCTGCGGCTTGATGTTGAGGGGATTGGCTGAGTAAGCCAACCGGTCGAGAATAATCAGGGGTTCGTTGTTGATCATAGACCAACGGCGCACGAATGCGCTACCAATGAATCCCAATCCACCTGTCACTAGAATAGTCATAACGAGTCACCTTTGTCACTAAAGTACGCCTAGCACTGCGTCCTTCTTGAGTCTTGTAGTATCTATAAGAGAACTGCTGCCTAGTCTGATAGGCGCAATGTTGTAAGGCGACTTGATCACCTTACCAAACTGTAATGTGAACGAGAACTGATAGCTGCCGCCACCCTTGTACTGACAACGCACGCGAATCTGTGTGACTGCGGATGCCGGGGTGGAGAAGTCTGGAACCGGCTTCTGTTTTGCTTTCTTCAAGCGATCATTGAGGTCGAGTGGGTCTTTGGTTCCGAAGAGGAACAAACCATGCGTGCCGACGTTCAGGTAGTAGGTCTTCTTCGTGTTGTAGTAACCTGAAATGGTCTTGTTAGGAACCGTGACGTAGATATCACCGGCACCCTTGCCACCAAACTTGGCGAGGTCAAGATCGTATGCCTTGCGAGAATCATCCGCACCCACGTAGACCTTCTGTGCGCCCTTGTATTGCAGGACTGGCTTCTTCCACTTGCTGTTCATGGTGTCAAGGATATCGACTTTCATGCCGACAGCCTTCATGAATTCCTTTTCATCGTCGCCACCGGTAGGACCGAAGTGCCACTCACCGTCGAAATACTGCATGACAAGAGAACCGGCAGTGGTAGGAGCATTCTTCAATTCCACGCCGGTTGTGATCTTGCCAACCTTGAGTTCTAGGTCGGGTCTATCGTGCGCAGCACCCGCAGGAGGGCGACCTGTGATGCCGTAAGGCTTCAAGGCTTTCCATGCGTTCTGTTCGTAGACAAACCCTTCCTGTGCCATTATACCTTGAACCCTTTGAACTTGTTGCCGCCGCTAGGTGAGTTGCCTTGATGACCGGCATCCACCAGACCTTGTTGTGCCGTAGGGTCTAGATCATACAGGCGCATCTTAGCCCTGTCAATACCCACGGTGAACCTCTTATTTAGCGTCGGATCATTGTACCGGTTCTTGAGTTGCTTGACCATAATCTGATTGAGGGCTTCCAGTTCCTCTGTGCTGATTAGAGCAAACATGAGGTCAGCCGTCGCAGGCAGACCGAAGGATTCAGACGTATCTTCCAGACCGGGATCGGAGGAAGAGAAGCCAGAACGGGTAGTCTGCGTTGCCGAGAATACGGGTACGTCGAACTCCACCGCAAGACCACGCAGTTCTTCCGCGATTGCCTTGACGTAGGTGTAGGAGTTGATGTTCGCTCCCGGCTTGATGCGCGAGGATGCACAGATATTCAGGTAGTCGATGAAGATGATATCAGGCTTGAAGTTACGCTTGAGTCTGAGGTCTTGGAGCAACGCACGGAAATGCGAAGCATTCGCGGATGCTGTAGGGTATTCCTTGATGATCAACTTGCCCTTGACGTTGGCTTTGATCTTGTCCATGCGAGTCTCGTACATGTCTTTCGACAGGCACTTCACATCGTCCATGGTCAGGTTCAATAGATTAGCGTCGATGCGTTCTGCAATGCGCTCTTCTGCCATTTCCATCGTGATGTACAGGACATTGAACTGCTGCTGCATTGCTGCCGCAGCAAAGTGGCACATCGCAAGGGACTTACCTACTCCGGTTCCCGCGAGGATGATGTTGAGCGTTTTCCGGCAGACCCCTCCATTCGTGATCTTATTGAAATACGTAAGGTCGAAGGGGATCCGCTTTTCGATTCGATGATAGAAATCATAGCGAGAAGCAGACATATCGAGATAATCATGACCAACGTTGGGATCAAAACTAACACCAAGAGCATCACTAAGAATGCTAGGAATAGCTCCCTTGTGATGCTTTTCATCCTTGCCGTCAATGATTTGAATGGATTCCATGATGGCATTGTAGATAGCCTTCTCTTGACAGAACTTTTCGGTGGTATCAAGTATCCATTGTGTATCTTTGTCGGCAGTATCACCTTCCGAGATTTCGCTCAGAATTTCTTTACATGCTTTGAACTCACTTTCCGTGAGGTCGTTTCTTTCCTGTAGTCCGAGCGCGAGTGCGCTTTGGCTTGGCAGGCTGTTGTACTTTAGGATGTACTCCTGAATCTGCTGAAACAGTTTTCTTTCGGGGCTTTCGCTTAGATACTCGCTTTTCAAGAAGGGGAGTGCTTTCCTCATGAAAGACTCGTTCTTGATCAAGCTTGTCAGTATCAGTGTCTCGGTTCTCATCAATCACCTGTATTTCTTCATGCTTCTGTGCGGCTGTTTCTGGAATCGCATCGGCTAGGAGGATGCGCAGAATGTTGGTTGTCAGCTTCGCAAACTTCGGGTCAGATACGTCTAGACCCTTTGGATTATACGCTACATGCGTGCTAAAGTCAACCAGTCCTTCATCGTCTAGTACGGTTAGTGGGGAGTACCGGAATGAGACACCTTTGAACTTACCACTAAGGATGGTTACGAGCATCCCACGGTCGTCCATCAGGATATCGAAATCTCGTCCGTCCTTGATAGTCGTCTTAGCCCACCAGAACTGTAGTTTCTCTTTATACTTCTTCATCGACTTGTTCCTCGTCCTTCGTATGGAATACGGATGCGAACTTGTATTTAGCCTCGACCGCATTCTGGAAAGATTCGGACTCAAGAATCGGATCCCAAAACTCTGCCGTTTGGGTGTCCGCGAGTCGCCACTTCTTGTCTTCGACTTCGCCCGTTTCTACGTCAACCTTGGCATACCAACCGACGTTAGGCTTAGTCACATGACCAGTTTCCAGAGCGATATCCATCAGACCGGAATACTTGTTCACACCACCTTCAAACGTGACCGTGACAGGAATCTTGCTCTTCTCGCGCACGTAACGGGACTTCTCCACGTTGATGATGAACGAGTAGCCAATGACTTCCGTGCCTTCCTTCTCCTGCTGCCTGCCGAGAATGTAGATGTTGTCAGCCGAATAATAAGACCCTGTTCCGCCGCCGACAATATCTTTCGGATATAACCCAATTTCCTTATAGGTGTGGTTGACCACTACCATAGGAATATCCTTGAGTGTGAGGTGCGGCGTTACCATGCGGAACAGGGACTTAATCTGCTTGGCGCGAGTCATGTCAGCCACGCTCTTGCCTTCCAGTGCGTCTTCGACTTCCTTCTTGGAAGCGAGGTTGCCGATAGAGTCGATGACGATCATCACACGTTCACCACGCGCAATGTCGTTCAACTGAGTCATGATATCGAACTTCAACTGCTCTACGTCCGTGACCGGCGTATGCAGCACTCGCGAAGTGTCGATGCCGAAGGTGTCGAAGTAGCCCTGCGGTGTACCGAATTCGGAGTCATAGAACAGAACCACGCCTTCCGGATACTTTTCCTGATATGCCTTGACCATGATCAAGCAGAATGCGGTCTTGAAGTTCTTCGACGGTCCTGCCCACATGGTCAGACCGGGAGTGAATCCACCATTCAGTGATCCACCGAGGGCAACGTTCAGCACCGGAATGTCCGTGCTGATCATGTCCTTGTCTTGGAAGAACTTGGACTTCTCTAGGATAGCAGTATCCTTGATTGTCGAATTCTTCTTAATCTTGTCTAGCAAACTCATAGTAATTTCCTTTCGATGGTAATACGGGTCTTCATCGTAATCAGTGTTGAAGTGTTTGGTCATGATGTATCATTGTAGCACAATCGGCGCGTCAAGTAAAGAACGATTCAAGGGAAGATACCTCTTCCGCTTTCCAACCAATTACACTTAGGATGCCGCGCATCGGCTCAAGGAAGGTGCCATCGAACTGCTCGTCGTAGTCGATGTATTCCTCTAATTCGAATTCCTTCGGCAGACGATTGATGAATCCGATTGTGTTATTGCGATAAGGATTAGGCAGCTTCAAGTGAACGAACTTGATCTTTTCGCCGTCCTTGATGCTCTGATATCTCTTAGTGAGTTTCTTCTCGCGCAGGATATGGTTGTAGAGAATTGCCGCCTTCGTGTGCATCGGCGTACCCTTGATCCACATGTCAGCCTCAGACGCATTCTTTTCGATACCGTTGACACCACGCGGGAACGCGATATCCTCAATCGGCAGTGTTCGGAACTTCACACGGAAGTCTTCGATGAACTGAATTGCCGCAGCCTCGTCCTTGTCCAGAATGACCTTGATGCACTCACGCATTGCTGCGCGGGTTGCCGCAGGATACGCGGAGGTCTTGTTGGTTTCAATGCCAACGGTCTTGACCTTCGGTTCCTTGTACTTCACACCTTCCTCGTCGTAGACGTTGAGGATGTAATGCTTCTTAGCCTTCCAGATTGCACGGTCACACAGGGACTCGCGCTTCATCTGCATCTTCTGCTCATAGGCATTAGTGTAGTCTGCGAGTTCCTGATAGGTCTTGTCGATGAACGGCTGAATCTTCTCTTCGCAGATCTTGTCGAGCAAGTCGATGACCTTGTGCTTGTCAGAAGTGTTCTTGATGAACTTCTGCACCAGTGCCTCAAGGTTGAGATACATGGAGTCGGTGTCACCCGCGATTACGTAGTCCACACCTTCGGTGCCGACGAGCTTGTTAAGGTAGGCATTGATGTGCTGCTCAATCCACTTGTAAGATAACTGACCTCCAAGTGTGATAGCTTCGGCAATTCTAATATCAAAGAATCGGAAGTATTGGTTTCCGATTGCACCGTAGGCTGAGTTGAGCGAAACCTTCTTAGCCATCTGTAGATTGTTGTAACGAGCCACTTCACGCTGAACATACGCATACTGATTCGGATCCTCTTTCACAGTCTCAAGCTTTTTCTTGGCTTCGATTGCCATCTTCTTGTAGCGGGAACGTCCCTTGTACATGTCGTCCATAATCTCACCGAGGAAGCCACGCTTGCCGGTGTAGAAGAACTGCTGATTAGGAGTGACCGTGACCTTCGTACCCTTGAGGAACGACAGGTCTGGTTCCCTGTTCAAGAGAGAGTCAACGGATACGGATGGGCGCACCGCACGCATTTCGTCGGTGTAATCGTCCACCTTGATTAGAGTCTCAGGCGACAGGTTGTACTGCATGATCAAGTGTGGATACAGGGAGTTCAAGTCGAACGACACTACCCAATTGTAGAGTCCCGGCTTGGGTTCCTTGACATGCGCACCGGCATACTGGTCGTCTTTCTTGCCCAACTTCTGCATCGGGATGACGATGTTCTTCTTCTTCAAGTGATTGAAGATGATAGAGTCCCACATGCGGACCTGTTGGAATACGTCTTCGTAGTTGCACTTGTTGTCGTAAGCCAGAGTAAGAGCCAACTCAAGCAGCTTGCTCGACTTGATACCGTTGACTTCAATCTCGTACACCAGTTCGGTGTCGAGAATGTTGTACTCAATGAACTTCTGATGGTCGCGCTTGTACAGGTCGTACAGGCTCTCGTACTCGGAGTAGTCGAGTTTCTTGCGCCCTAGCTCCACGCCTGCGATATGGTTCAACGCATAGGATTCCTGCGAAGCTACCGGAGAGTATTTCTTGTACAACTCCATGTAGTCGAGGATGGCAATACCGAAGACCATGTAGGACTGCTGCTCGCGGTCCTTGATCATCGTGTTCTTCTCGCGGAACTTCTTCCAAGGCGAAATGAGATTAGCCTCACCGTCATCTAGGACGCGAAGCATACGGTTGATCAGGTATGGGATATCGAAGAACTTGACGTTCCAACCGGTGACGATATCAGGATAGTTGCAAGACCAATGCCCAAGGAACTTGCGCAGTAGCTCAATCTCGTCACGGCACTTGATGTACGTAACGTCTTCACGATGCGGCGTATAGTCACCACAGCCGAAGGTGGTGTACTTGCCGTCGATCAGGATTGTGATTGCGGTGACAGGTTCGTTGGCTTCGCGAGGTTCGGGGAACCCGTTGTCAGAGCCAACCTCTATGTCGATGTACGCAATAGTAAGGTACTTTGCGTCCCAAAGTACATCGTCGGAATGAGCGTCCGCAATGAAGGTATACTCGTAGCGATTATTACCATAGATGGGGAAAGTTTCAACACCGCTATATCGCTCAAGGAAGTCGCGTGCATCGTTGATGTTTCCCGGTTCGATGGGTTCGACATAGTGACCATCCAGTGTCTTGTATTTGGACTTCTTCTTCGAAGGAACGAAGAACGTCGGGCGATACTCTACGCGACGGGCAACCTTCTTCCCGTTCTCCACGCCGCGATAGAGTATGTACTTGCCGTATTGACGGACATTAGTGTAGAAGTCCAAGTAATCACCATTAGCCTAGCAGAATGCTCTTAGGTGGAGTTACGATGCCACCGAAGATACTATTATACTGGTTTGCCATCTGATCGTCAACCTCTTTCACGAAAAAGAGCTTATCGTGCTTAAAGTCGAAGGTGGTGTTCTTGCCGAGATACGGTGCGAACGGCACAAAGCCAACGCCGAGGTTGCCCTGCTGATCACGCTGAATCAGAATTAGCATTACGTTCTTGAGGGAGATTTCCTCAATGAAACCGTCATTGCCACGTTCCTCATGAACAACTTCACCGACGAGTTCCTCGCCACTAATCAATTTCACTGCTTTCACTGTCATGGTCATATCCTCTTATGGGTCAATGCCGTTTTCGCAACGGCGGCAAATATCAAAACAAGACTTGTACTTTGGTACAACGTCATCAAACGATTGCTCGTACAGGTTGCCGAGAATGTTCTCTAGTGAGTAGTCCATGCAGCACAGTGATACGTCACCGTTCGGCAGGAGTACGTTATGGTAGAGTCCTTCGACGCAACCGCAAGTCTGTGGCTTGTCCTTGACAGCCGCATGAAGCGTGCGCCTCTGGACTTCCGGTGGCTTTGTGTGGAGTTCCTTTGTGAGATTCCCGGCACGATTCCAGAACTGCGGCACGGATGCTCGCGGAAAGTAGTGGCTGACGGATTCGTGAACGTTCTCACTCATGCACATAACGTAGAAGTTCTTGATCTGACGTTGTAGATCGTGGAATGCTTCTACCACGCGGATGTAGTTGTAGTTCACCGGATGGTTCGCTATACCCTCGTTGTCGGGAAGGTGTAGACAGAATCCGCCGTTGGGATTGCCTGCGTATGGAACATGCGCAAGACGGTATACGTCATCGGGCTTCATGCCCACGCCGGTAGTGAACACGGAAACCGTGTGACCCTGCTCATGAGCATACAGCACCATGTCGGTGCAATGCTTGTTCAGGAACGGTTCTGTGAATCCCGCGAACGTGATGCGAACTTCCTTCGGCACCTTGTCCACCAGACGTTTGTAGTCATCCAATGAGAGTACGCGAACGTCACTCTGATAGGACTTCTCAAGCGTCCGTTGTGGACAGAAAGCACAATCCACCACGCAGCCTTTCGCTGCAATGTTGGTTGTGATTTCTAACGTCGGATAGTTAGTTGTGCGCCAGTGCTGTAGCATTGCGAGGCTTGAAACGCTTCGGGTACTTCGCAGCCTGCTTGTCGTAAGCCAACAGCCACTTCATGTCGCGAAAGATTGGCGACGGTTTGTAGTTCGGATGTGTGGACTTGTTGTACTCGCCAACGTGCTTGTACCGTGGATTCACAACTTCTTCGGTCAGGTTGGAGACTTCGCCAGTCTCACCGACAACCTTGATGACCGGTCCTGCGTCATTGACGATTTCGAACTTTGTTGGATTGGATTCCATCACTCTGCCTCAGTGGTGTCAACCGCGTCTTCGTTGCCGCGCTTGAGCTTGTGAGTAACGTGGGCAAGGTGCGCCTGCGCGAACAGGCGGCGAATCTCAGGAGTGCCGCCATTCAGGGCAAGCATCTTCTTGAGGTACTGCGGGACTCGCGGCACCTTTGCCGAGGTCTTGAAAAAGTCACTATTCTTAGACATTATCACTCCGTTAAAAACTTCTCACACTTCTTCCAGAACTTCTCTTCGACTCCCGGCATCCGAATTTGGAACTGGTGGTAGAAGAGATTTCCGATTGAATCCCCGAAGGTTGTGCCTTGTCCGTAGTTGGGGAATCCCTTTGCGAGAGTCCAGTAAGGCGGCGCGTCCTTTGGTTCCCAATCATATCTAACTGGTGGTTCATTGTAGCACACTGGCAGGGCTAAGTCAACCGGAACCTTGTGAATTCGGGCAGCGCGAGTCCACTCTTCACCTACATCTGAATTAGGGTTTTCGTATGCGGAAGGTCTTCCAATCTTGTCGTAAGTCTCCTTAGAGATAGCGACGGCACTCGGCGCGGCAAACATGTGCTGCCCATCGCCAATGTGATTAGAACTTTGCGCGTTGCCTGCGAGGTGTCCCTCATAAGCGTAAGCCAGATAAGTGTCGATGGAACGATCCATGACCGGGATTGCGTCAATGTCAAGGAAGAGGACGGCATCATGTTCCATCTGCTGTTCGATCTTACCTTCAAATGCCTCGACGGATGAACCGTTCAATGCCCAAAAGTAATCCATCGCAACACCGTGCGGAAGATCTACCTGAATCTGGTAGTGCTTCACGCCACTGCGATTGAACTTCTCCACCACTGAGCGTTGGAGTCCTACGGTCTTCATGTCGATGTTGTTCATGAAGAATGATACGATACATGGGTTCATTTTGCTTTCTCACATACTGCTAGGTAAAGTCCATTCCACCAGTGTTCCTTGTTGCCGCCACCTTCGTTGAAGAGTTCCCATTCCTTGTGAATCTTCAAGCTTAGGTCGGCAATCGCACGGCGGGTTCCAACCCTCGACGGCTCCCAATTCCAATCATCTACGATGAAGATGAATTGATCAGCCAGAGTAGGGTAGTAATAGGTAAGGGCGAGATACTGATCCCGCTCTGTGTGTCCACCATCATAGAAGTAGACGTTGAAGTTTTGCCCTAACAACAAGTTCTCTAGGTTCGGTGGGACGTTGAAACAGTCGGCATTCAGTAGGGTGAAGTCGGTGATGTTCCTCTCGGTCGTCACTCGCTTGAACCTTTCGGAGTTCTTCCCATCATTATCGAACTGTGAGAAGTTGTCGATTGCGACTGCGTATTCGGGCTTGTTTCCATGGAGGGCTGCGACAAAGGTAGATCCTCGCCACACACCAATCTCAAGGTATCTGTCGCCGTCCTTTACCAATTCGTTCATAAGGATACGGTTCTTGCGGGAAGACATTCCCTCAAGAGCGAACTCGGCATCGGTCAGTTTGGTGGTGCCGGTATTAGCGGCTTCTAGAGCCTTTTCGACTCGTTCAATGTACCGATTACTCAAGAGGTAACTCCTGTACTTTCCAAGGTAGCCCATCGGGGAAGCGGCGGCGCATTTCTGCATTGCCCTGCTCAAAGAACTCAGGCTGTACCGAATTCTGCGTGTTGCCCACCGTGTAGTTGACTGTGTATCCATAAGTGGTATCGAATTTCAGATTGTTGTTCATGAGCGTGTGCGCGAGGACGCGATCCACTTCTGGCATTCCCGGCTCACGGAACTTGCGATACCATGCCGGTCCTAGATGGATGGCAATGGCAGTCGGAATGAAGTAGCAGTTTACGTCGATGAAGAAGTCCTGCGGACTCATGACGGATGCCCACTTGCCAAGGCTCTCGCAATCGTCGCGGCAAAGGAACTTATGCTCCTTGTCTACGATGTTGCGGAATGAATACGCCCAATCGTTGCCTGCTTCGATGACCTTGAGGCAGTCTTCGATGTGTGTCGGTGCGAGGGAGTTGTCGTCATCCAGATAGATGATGAACTGCCCTTCGGCTTGGAATGCGCCTGCTGCGTAGATGCGGTGTCCGTTCCATCGGTCTTTGCCAATGGAGTACGGCATGGCGATAACGTCTAGGTTTGAAAGATCCACACTCTCTAGTTCTAATTGATAGACGATATCACTGACCTTCTGCCAATGATCTTCACCATCCACCACCAGAAGGTGCTGAACGTCTTTGTGAGTCTGATTAGCGATAGAGCGGATGGTATGCGGCAGCAACGGATTGCCTACCGTGGCTGTAATCACAGTTACTTTACTCATACTTCACCAAGCCTGTTCCATAATAATTTCCAATGATTGTCAAATCGTACTTATCTTCAAACGGCAAAGTCACCCACCACGCTTCCATTTCCTGATTCGCGTGGATGTTATCATACACCATGATACCACAGAAAGAGACTTTGCGCAAGTGCGTATCTACTTTTTCCGCAGTCTTTGCGTCGATGGTAGACAGATAAATGAAATCCGTATTAGCTAATCCATCCCACCAATCGCCCACACCCAAAACCACGTTCTCTGGTAGTGGAGTATTTGTCCTATTGCCCGTAACAACCTTACCTTTGGTATTGTGAGCAAGTGCGACAGTCGCGCCGATATTTCCTCCGAGGTCGAGGATAGACTTTTTAGACTCATACGAAAGCAGAGCCAAGAGCCTATATTGCGTCGGAAAATATGACTTCTTGAAATGGTCAGCGACCTCTCCACCCACAAAACATAAAAGTGGGGAAAGGTCTATCTTCTTGACACATTGATAGGTGTCAATGACATACCGGTGAGAAGGAAGCATTTACTTCTTTTTGTTGCGGGACTTACGCTTCTTAGAACCGAGCTTTGCTCGTCCTTTTCCGTTTCTCTTCAATCCAACTTTTGCAGGCATGATGATTCTCCATAACAAACGGGGTGGGCGCATTGCACACCCACCCCATTATACATGATCAGAACGAAAGAGTCAACTCCAAAGTTCCCGGTGCGGTGTCGTCAGGAACAACCTTGGAACCAACCTTCGGCTTGCTGCGCTTGCCTGCGGTGTCCACAACCACGCCCTGAACGAACCACTCACCGATTTCCAGTTCTGGAATGACGGTGGATAGGACTTCCTTTGGGAATGTGTCGTAAAGTGACCAGTTCACGTTGTCTACGGACAGGGAAATCTCGACGCTTGCGATATCCGCAGGGTCAAGAGGCTTAGTGCTTTCGCGGGTCGTTGGGAGTACCCAACTGACGTTTAGGTTTCGTGCCATGTGTTTAGTTCCTTTAGTTGTGAAGGTGGATCTGCTTTACCCTTCCCGTTTCTGCGCTTCCACCAAATAGCTGCCAGAATGAGTAATACGATGACTGAAATTGTGATTAGTGTTCCGTACATTGTGCCACCACTACGATAGATCGTGCCGTTCCGGACCATGCGACAAGCGAAGTAGGAACGGCATAATGTCCATTCGTACTGTGATTCTTATCGCATGGAGTATTTAGTGGAACGGTTCCCATCTGAACCAGAACGAATCCGTTGTTCTTCTTGACCACGTTGTAGACCGGGGCTGCGATAGTAGAGAAAGAAGTCGTGACGCTGATGGTCTTCTCGCCGGGACCGGTGAAGAAACTAATGGCACCGGCTTGATTGACCGCAGCGATCATGAAGTAGTATGTGCCGTTGGTCAGGGGTGAGATACGGGCTGCTCGCGCCGCAGGGTCATTGATGTTGATGACCACGCCGGTCGGGTCAGGATACTTCGTCTTACCGCAGTCGAGGTCTGGCGGCGGGAGATTTAGTGCTGCGAGGCTAGTGTTGTACACAATGCGAAAACCCGCGAGGGCTTCTGGTCCCGTCGCGGGTATTGGAACAGTGATACACTGCCCTTGAGCGTTGCGTTCGCCCGTAAGCGATTGAGTTGGCGCAACCCATGATAGGTCTGCCCAATTTTCACCGGCAGCGAATGCGTCTGAGATAGCGAAAGCGAAGTAAGCAATGATCACGATGATCACAGCCATCATTAGCTTCCCGTAATCGAATCCTCGTTTGTCTGACATAGCAATTCCCTTCTTAGTTCGACCATTTTACATATGTAGGCTCTCTGTTCTTCGGTGTATCTGAGCCAGTTTCCAATTTCCCCAAGCGTGCGAAAACAGCCAGAGCAAAGGTTGCTCTGGCTGTCCATCTTACAGATTCTTACACAGGGAGTCCCTGTTCCGTTAGTAACTTGGCGCACTGTACTCCGAAGTCTTGTGGTAGATTGCGAATCCGTCTAGTCCGTATGCGGGGCAGACTGTTATCATCTTAGGAAGACCCATCGCGTCTACCTCTTCGCTGCCGCCGCAGATGAATGGGGTGTTGATTCCCATCCATCGCTGTCCGAGAGTTACAGCAAATTTCTCGGCTGCTTCCATGTCCGTCATCCCGCAGTCGGCTGCGAGCTTGTGGATCATTTCTCGGAATTTCTCGTTCATGGTATTACTTCGGGAAGATGAAGTAGCCGTTCTCGTCTTCCATCATGAAGTCAAGACGGTTGTTCTCTTCCATCATATCTTCGTAGGACTTTTCCTCTTCTTCCAGAAAGAGTTCTTCCAGAGACTTCGAAGAGAGGGAAGCATCGGCTGCGAGTTCATTCGCCTCTTCCATCGCAGCGAGTTCTTCGTTGGCATCGAACAACTGAGCCTGCGTGCGCTTGAGTTCCTTGCTAATCGTGTAATACTGCTTGAGGAAGTCTTCGAACGTGCGGAACAGTTTGTCGAACTTAGCCTGATATATCGTGGATAGACCTAGGACAAAGTTGGAAGCCTGATCCTTCGTGAAGTGATCATTCTCCACCAGTTCTTCAAAGAGTACGTCAAGGTCGTCGGTAACATGCCAACATCCCATGATGCCCTGTTCTAGATCAAATTGGTCAGCCATAATCAATTCACTCCTGTTGCGAATCTCACACCGTTCTCGTTTAGGACTACCTTACCCTTCACTACGTCAACATGAGATTCAAGAATGCTGTTGAGAATGAAGTCTCCGTTCGGCTCAAATTCCTTCTTGAAGGTATCGACCGTAGGTGCCTTTTTCAGCCCATGGAGATATTCTAGTGCTTTGCGTGATTCTGGTAGCATGGTTCTGTTCCTGTTAGGGTTGGTGCCTTATTTATACCCGTCAGGGAACATGTCGTTGACAATTAGAAGCCGTGACGGATAGTTCACCGGCACCTTGCTTGTGGCGAGGTACACCCGCCCATTCTTGATTTCGCGAATACTGGTGAATTCCAGTCCCGCGCTTCTGCCGAAGGTCACAGCACGTAGCACTAGGTCGCCCACACTGAGCGGCTTGCCTAGCGCATCCACAAGCTTGTCGCTTGAGTGTTCGACTAGGTGGAAGCGTCCACCACCAGACCATTTAGTTTCTTTGATGCTCATACTGCTCGCCTTGCGTTAGACAGTCGGTTAATGAGTTCCAGTTCCCAATCCGAGTAGGAGTCGGGGTAGTCGAGCGACATGACCGGCTTGCCCTTACGGAGTTCTTCTGCCGAAATGAAGATACGTGCCGGGATGATGATGGCTACCGAAGTCAGCGCATTGTAGAACGAGCCGTCTTCATAGAATGCTGCCCAAGGCAGCGTGTTCTGAGAATCGTAGAAGAAGTCTTCCAGAAGTTGAAGTTCCGTGGCATCGCCACCATTGAGCATGATTAGGGTCTTCCATTCGGTTGCCCACTCATGATACAGCCGGAAGTCCGCAAGGTTATTCTCGCGCATCTGCCGCTTGTAAGCCTTCATGCCTAGTTCAATAGCCGCGTGCGCAGCCTGAATGCCCTGCTGCATCGTGTTCAGTTGGACTAGCGTGAACGTGTAGCAGCGCAGTTCTTCCGGATAAGGAAGAGTACACACGGTCGTTTGACCTAGGGTGATTTCGCCGCAGGGATTTTTATTCATGTGCAGGGTCACTCAAAACAGTTTCAACTTCGGCAGCGAGTTCGTCAATCTCCATGCGGAACGCATTCAGTTCTTCCTGATGCTGCCCAATGGTGACTTCATGCTCGCGAATCGTTTCCTGCGCATCGTCCAGTTCCCGCTCAAGGAAGTCCACGCGCTCCGAGAGTTCGCGAATCAGTTCATAGATGGACTGAAACTCTTGTCCGGTCTTGTGTTCAAATTCAGTAGTCATACCAAATCCATAAGAGGTCTTAGTGAATGCTCCGCGATCTTAGCGTTGATCATCGCAGGGATATCCCCATACGGCTCTTCTAAGAGAAACGGGCATCCACCTTTCCATCCATTATACTTCAAAAAGAGAGAATAAGCAAGTCGATGTTGATGGGATGCCGGATCGAAGATGATCCGGGGTTGCGGGTTGTAGCTTTTCACATGATACATGACTAACTCCAATTAGTCTTCGTTCCAGTTCGGGTCAATGGCTTTGTTGAGCTTGCGCCGTTCCTTTTCCATTTTCTTGATTTCGGCGTTGGCTTCTGCCATGTACTTGCGAAGGTCGGTGAGCGCAGCGATTGCCGTGTCGAGTTTCGCGAGGTTGAATTCGTCGCTCTCGGTCATTGCCCATTGAATCACCCGGTTGCAATCCGAAAGTGAAACGGACGCACTGAATTCAATGTCCCATAGCTTTTGTCCGTGGTTCCTCTGATACAACTCAGGGAACCGGACGTAGCCGTGGATCACACTGCCGCAATCGTCAGGGTCTAGCGGAATGCAGACCGTTTTCACTTTCTTGGGAGTCATACTAATCCTGTTACTGACAGAGGAACCTTGCTGCCTTCTTAGTGTCGCTACCGGCAATCGCGAGAATCATTTTGTTGTCACTGGTCTTCGCAATGCCGATCATAACACCATTCTCCAACTCTGCGGCAGCGAATGGAATACCGTCCTTAGTCTCAGACCTTTCGGTGAACTTTGCGCTCGCGAGGAATGCACCCTTGTCATCCCACAGGTGGAAGCTACCCTCGTCGGTATTCAGCACCATGAACATGACGGTCGTATCGTTGGAGCATGTCCAATGGTCGAGGGATGCGAATGCCGGGGAAGTGAAGAGTAGAGCCACCAATCCAATTAGAAATTTACGCATTGTAGTCGTCCTCAAAATGATATTGCGGAACCTTTGGTGCGGACGACATGACGATAGATTCCAACATCGTATGCGTATTCGGAAAGTAGACCTTCTCCACTTCGATCACGATGCCCATCGCGTAATACGTCTTGTTAAGACGGTAGACGGCATCAAGGCTCATTTCTTCCGAATCCATAATATCTAGTCAACTCAGCGATTGAACCAGTTGATATGAGTCCAGTTGACCTTGCGCTGCTCGTAGGCTGCGCTGCCAATCATGGACGGGTAAACGTCGAAGCCGTAGAGTTCGGTCACGTTGTCCAGATTGACAAAGTAGCCGAAACCATCGTAGTCGATGAACATTCCATTGGCGCAGCACTCTTCCCATTCCTTAATCGGAATCAGGGAATCGCCGCCGTCGTCTGGAACGTATTCGCGAGTGTTATTCATCTGCCGGTCCACACACCATGTCAAGCACCCACACCAGAAGGATGTAGAAATGCCCGACGATTGAATCCCAAATCTTTGCGATCATGCGAAGAAACCTTCGACCTGTTCGCGCAGCTTGACCTGTGCAGGCGTATGCTCTACGTCCTGCCAGACACCTTCATACTGCGCACGGATGATATCGTGCGAGTAGACAGAACCGATTTCACGGTACACGCCTTCTACGTCACACATGCGGATGTTGCCACGAGCGTTGTCCGCGACGGTGGCGAACCATCCGTTGCGCAACTGGACACGCACACCCTTGCGAAGATCATTAGTCTTCATAACGATTGAACCCCACAAAACGGCAGATAAGAACAACAACCGCGATATAGACCGCGATACCAATAAGCCAACCCATCACGATACCTCTTCCAGAGTTCGACCGTCAACCGTGCGGTAGTTCACAGGGTCCGTGGATTCATCCACGCGAGTATCCGTGACCGCAAACCAACGGCACATCAAATCATCAAGCCACATCTGCGCTTCGGCAGGAGTGGCAAACCGCAAGCCGTTACCGGCAAACGGACCAAATTCCGTAGTGCGAACCATCGGTGCAAAAGACATTACATGCTCCTACGCATGAGAGTGTTGAGTCGGGTTTCCGCGTCAGCCGCGCCAATCCCATCTTCGTAGTGATACGCGAGGCGGCGCATGTTGCGACGGTAGATACCGACAAGGAAGCCGAGGTAATAAGCGAAGAGTTTCATGATCAATCCGAAGAGTCGATTTCCCATTCCTTACCGCAGACAGAGCAACGGTAAAGGTTCAGGCAGCGACCGGTGTTGCGAACGTGCACCCACTCATGACCGGGGCAATTCTCAGTCTCGCGCACGTAGCCCCAACCGTTGCAATGCATACAGTGGCAGCGAAAGTGCGAAAACTTCGAACGGTTCTCCGGAGTGTTCGCCATGCCGTCAGGCAGCGGATACTGATTCAGCAGGAGATTCCATCCACCGTGACCGTGACAGGTCGGGCAGATTTTGGTCAGGTCGCCATGCGGTTGCATCACAGGATGATCCACAAAAGCGTCAGGATGCGATTGATCCATGTACTTGTTCATATTAGCGGGTGCCGTAGATTTCCGCGTCAGCGTCAGCCGATTGTTCGGCAAAGAATTCATCAGAGGCGCGACGATTGAGATAATCGTTGTAAGCGTTCTCTTCGATCATTTCCACAACCCAATGGGCGGGAATGTTAAGAGCCTTTGCGATTTCCGCAGGAGCCTGCCGTGCGGCAGTGCGCTCGCGGATTTCGATATCAAGTTCGGACATGCGACCCATGATTACATGCTCATGTAAGTTTCGGTGGTCGGGTCGCAGCACGCAGGCGTGCCGAGAGCAACCCAAACCTTGTTGCCGGTGAACGGAGACACCTTCCACTCACCCTTGCCTTCGGTGGCAGCACGATACTCTTCGTGCGAGTAGACGGCGAACACAACATCACGGTCCTTCGAATGACCACGCGACTTGGCGTATCGGGCATTCAGCTTGTCGCACGCATTCTGCGCGGTCTTACGGAACTTGTAAGACTTCGTAAAATACGGGCGAACCATGGATTCGGCATAGACGATGATGAACGTGTTAGGCATTTGTTCCGTTTCCTGACCTTGTATAACCAGTATACCGTGTGTCGGGGAGAAAGGCAAGGGGAAAATCCCCTTGCCCTTCAATCACTTACGCAGTGACCGGCTTGCCGTTGGCAACGATGGTCGTAACCTTCGAAGCCTTGCGATTCGCACGCTTGCGAGCCTTGGGCGAAGACTGCTTCGCCTTGAGCGCAGCGAGCTTGGCTTCCAACTTCGCGATACGCGCAGTGCGCTTCGCCTTGAGTTCGGCAACCTTCGCGACCTTGCGAGCCGCACGCTCGGCAACCTTCGCAGCCTTCTCGGTCTTCGCCTCTTCGCGGAGGCGCGTCACTTCGGCGCGAGCAAGAACAACAGCCGCCTTCGCGGTTTTCAGGGTTTCGCGAGCCGTCGCGAGCGGGGAGAGAGTCGTCATATTCATGTACCTTTCGGGTTTCAGATCCGGGTGGGGAACCATTCCCTCACCCTGTAATACCAGTATAGCAAAACCGTCGAAAAGTGCAATATTGAAAACTCTAATGAAATCAAGGACTTACGATAAGCCTAATTTCAGGCTAAAAGTCCTTTAGAATCAAGGACTTAGGAGGGGTGCCTAGGACCGCCTAGGATCGTTTCTGAGCGTATTACAGGGTAGCCGGTAGGGTAGCCTAGGGTCAGTCCCATAATGCTCTGTAATAGGTTCCGAAGAGCCTTAAACCGTTCTTAATGCGTTCATGGTGGGATTTCAGACCTTCGTAATCCGTGACCATCGTATGCCGTGGACCGTCTACCAACCGATAGGTCAAAACGGAATCATTCTCAATTGTGGGTTTCTCGCCTAGGTGGTGCGGCTCGCCTACATCCTTGCCGTCCGCGTCCATGCCCTGAAACATGATATCAGAGAATCCGGAACGGAACTGTTCCTCACCTTCATCGTCTTTCACGATTTGTTCGAATGCCCAAATCATTTCACCCATGATCCAATCCCAACGTTCGAAGTGAAGCGCATCGGTATCGTATTCGTTTTCCTTGGGTGGCGCGGCAGTCGAGCGCAGATGCTCCGGAACGTCAACGTCCTCAGTAAACGGTGCGCCATGCTTTTTCTCGTTCAGCATCTTGAGCATCGGCAGGATGATAGGTGCGAGCGTCGAGTCCGCGCTCCACGTATCGTAAGAGTGAATCTTGATGTAGTGAATGCGCGGGATCTTGTTCTTGATCCAGTTGACCGGCTGACAGATATAGTCCTGACAGAGTTCCGCGAACTTCTCGTAGGCGCGATCCCATGCGTCACGATCCTTGCGTTCGATTTCCCAATCGTACTTATCGTAACGGGTCCGGTACCACAGCCGATCCATGCGCTGCGTGTTCCAGTGATAGCGATAGTTTCCAATCCAGACTAGCATCTTAGCACACTTCCTCGTAATAGGCATCGAAGCCTAGCGACTTGAACAGGTCAACCAACTCTTCGCGGTTATCTTCCTGATTGAAGTAATAGTATTGTTCGCCGCCGTCATCACCTTCGATGGCAATGGCAAACGCATCCGCATGATCTTCGATTCTGATCTTCATGGGGTGTTCCCGTATTTCACGCCGCACTTGTGGCAGTGGAAAGTGTACTTGCCATCCGTAGAGAGGCTTGCTGTCGAGCCGTTGTGGTCACAGGGAGTAAAGACAGGACTGCCGTTGGCATCCCAACCATCCTTGAACATTTCTTCCATCAGCTTAGTCTTCGGTGCGAAGGTGTCTTCCCACACCGGACGCAGAATGATGGCATAGCAAGTGAAGTTGTAGTTCACCGACTCCAATGCTGCCATGACTGTCTCTGCGTCTTCCAGACGGTCATGAGTGGTTAGCTCGCGAACGCCTAGGTCCGCTTCCTCGCAAGGGAAGACCTCAACAATCTGGTACAGGTATCCGCGCAGTCTATACTTTGGGTGCGACATACTTCTGGTATCCTAATAGGTTGACCAATACATGAATTCGTTCAATGGTGTTGTTCATGGCATCTACCGTGTTACCGTCATGGCACACACCGTAGCCACCGGCATCGCAAAACTTCTGAATGATGCCTTTCTGGTCGTCAATCAGGAGTCGGTGCGGTGTCGCAAATTCGCTCTTGAACTTCTTGCCGGGGCAGAAGTTCGCATGATAGTTGATGCCCCATCGCTCAAGCCACTCGCGCTTCTGTGCGACGATTTCATCATAGAAGTCCGGTCCACCGGTCGAAGACAGAATCTCGGTCTTCACACCTAATGCGCCGATATAACCCAATAGCAGGTTCGCACCGGGAAGCATCGGCTGAGTGACAAAGTTTCTACCCTTGACCCACTTCTCCCAATTCTCTTCCCATTGGTCGGGCTGAATGGTGCGCGGGTCTATTTTAATGACATTGTGATAGGTGTTGGAGAAGTCCGTCAGAACATCGTCCATGTCGAGGTAGATCGTTGTAATCATTTCTCTAGTCCGTCCATGCGGAATCGCAGTTCCGCGTATTCATTGCGAAGAATCTTCAACTCCACAAGGGCGGCATACAGGTCCGTGTTGTGAATGCTGTTCTTCTGCTGTCCCTCGTAGGTGGAGATTAGCAGATTGAGAGTCGCGGGAGTTACCTTGCCGTCTTCGATGCTCATACTGGATGCCACATTGGTTCGTAGGGTTCGCCATACTTCTCGCAGATGACCTTACCTTCATTGAGGATGATCTTCGCGAGCGCAAAGTCAAAGCGCGGATTGTCGTCGGACAGATACACCACTCGCTTCACTCCCGCCTGTACAATGGCTTTCGCGCATTCCTTACAGGGATGGAGTGTGACGTACATCGTCGTGCCGTAGGTGGAGAATCCTTCGCGACCGGCATTGAGCAGGCAGTTCAACTCGGAGTGAACCGTCCAATCGTACTTCGCAGGACGCTCATGACGCTCCGGAATGTTATCGTTCACGCCGCGAGGGAAACCGTTATAGCCGGTAGAGAATCCATTGTTGTGTCGGGTCAGGACCGCGCCAACCTTAGTCGAAGTGTCCTTAGACTTAGAGGCTACGAGTTCCGCCTGCTTCATGAAATACTCGTCCCAATCCATATTAGAGTTACCCAACAAATTCACAGAGTATATGATAACACACTAAATCAGGAATGTCCAGTCGAACCAAACCCGCCGTCGCGCTCCGAATAGGCTACGGGATAATCAGCCACCGTGAAGAATGACGCGATTACATTCTTGACAATTTCAGCCTGTGCGATTCGGTCGCCAGTTCTAATCTGTGCGGTCTTATTGCTAATGTTAGTTAGCATTACGAATATCTCTTTCTGGTAGTCTACGTCCACCACGCCTTCGGCATTGGCTAAGACTAATCCCTGCTTGAGCGACATTCCAGACCGCGCATGAATGCGAATGGAGTAGTTCGCAATGTTGTCGGGCGTGCCAACAATCTTTGCTACCAGTCCGGTCGGCACTAGCAGACGGTCGCCGGGATGAATGTCACAGACACCCGCATACACCATCGCGTCGATTGGATCGTTCTGGTTGTTATATCCCTGAATGGAGAAGCGTCCGCAAGGCGCGAAGTGAAGATCAAAGCACGCAGCCATCGACGTTCCATATCTAGGAATCTGAGCGTCGGGGTGGAGCTTAAAGAGGTGAAGTTGGATAATCGCATTGTTCATAGTATAGCCTCTCGTTCATTCGTGAGTTGGGTTGTCCAGATATTGCGGACGGGAATCATCGGCACGCTTCTTGCCGATATTGTACTTCGCCACTAGCTGCCAGTCGTTCTTATCCTTGTGAGGAAGGATCTTGATCTGGCTAAGAGGCGCAACAGGTTCAGCCGACTTCGGCGCATCGACTAGCTTGACCAATCCCCACTCTGCCATCAGGTTCGCAATCGTGTTGCGACGGGCAATGTCGTTCTCGGAAATAGACGCAGGCTTGCCGTCCAGTTCGAAGAGTTCCTTGAAGTGGACGATGTAGTACCGCCCCTGCTTGTGAAGGATGTGGCAGGACTGGTACAGGACGTTTTGGTTCTTTGCCGCCACCCCAATACGGGTCAGGGTTTCGCGGACTTTGAGAAAGTCGTTCTTTTCTGCGAGAAGGACTTCAACTAGCTTTTCTAGGCTCATGATTACTCACCTTTGTCTAATTCTTTTTTCAGTGAGTCAATCTGGTCGGGAGTCAGAATTCGAAGGGCTTCCAGAGCCTTTGCATCTGAGTATCCATAGTATTCTTTTACAACCGCCAAATCAACTGTCTCCACCTTCTTAGCCCACTTAGAGAAGGGGCGACGGTAAGGCTTGACAGTATTTAGTAGAAAGTCGTATTTGAGTTTGTTATCCAGATTAGGGTAGTAGTTGATGGCATTGGCAAAGAATACCGTGTCTGCGAACTGCGACAGGGCGCGGTTCACTACGAACGCAGGGTACGATTTCTCGTCCTGTTCCGTGAGCATGACGCTCTTTTTGGTGGACAGGATCGACGGCAGAATTTCTTTGAACAGGTCAGCCATCAGGCAAACTCACACTCTGCCATGAGTTCCGTGAGACATGCGGTGAGATTGAGTTCCTGATCCGCAACGAACGCTGCCTGATACTGGTACTTCGCAAGGATGATGACCGCAGGAGGAATCGCTTCCTTCTTGAGAATCTCATACAGTGAATCGTAGATCTTGCGGTACAGGCGCGACGGGTCATCATTACCATGCTGCGCAACCCACTGGCGCATGTCACGGAAGTTGCGATCCTTAAGAGAGCGCACTAGATCCGTGAGTGATACGTCAGCCGACGCAGACAAGATACCTTCGTTGACTTCACCATGCGCGACCGCATAGGTCTGTAGCTCGTTGATCGTCTTGCGGAAGTCGGGGAAGTGCTTCATGATGAACTGCCCGACAGCCTTGCCGTTGTACGACACAGCCTCAGTCTTGAGCATGTCTTCGATGCGGCGCATGAAGTCGCGAGCCATCTTCGGCTTCTCTTCTGCCTTGAGTCTGTAGTCGATTACAGTCGAGCGCGAGTGAAGCGGTTCGATGATGCGGTTCTTGTAGTTACAGGTGAAGATGAAACGGCAGTTGTCTTCGAACTCTTCCATGGCACCACGGAGCGCAGGCTGCACCGAATTAGGATTCAGGTAATCCGCCTCGTCAATGATGATGGCTTTCTTATCGCCTGTCAGAGACATGGACGATGCGTAGCCTTTGATCTTCATGCGGAAGGTGTCAATGCCGTTTTCATCGGAGCCGTTGAGGAACAGGTAGTCCATACCCAACTGCTCACATAGGGCGCGAGCCACCGTCGTCTTACCGGTGCCTGCGGTGCCTGCGAGAATCAGATGCGGGATTTCACCCTTGTTCACGAACTCCTGAAACACAACCTTGAGGCGATCCGGCAGGACGCAATCCTCAATAGTCTTAGGACGATACTTCTCAACCCACAAACTGCTCATAGTATAACCTCAGAAATGACCCTAATGGTCATTCGCATCTTCACAATCTTGGCACGCGGATAGTCGCGGCGCAAGGATTCAATTTCATTCAACTTATAGATGACAGGATTTCCCGGCTCGTACTCTTCAATTCTACCCTTGCGGACTACACCATAATACTCTCTTGACTGCTCATAGTCAAGGTGATTTCCCGAAGTCGTCCCGGTAGGAGCCTTCTTTCGCTTTGCGCTTTTTGATCTTGAGGTATTCACGGTAGAGCGGTCGCCACGCGGGAGGGATTGCGAACATTAAACCACGCGCTTCTATCTGTTCGAAGACGTAGTACGTATAGTCATTGATAACGGGGGTGTCGTCATGCCGGTTCTCCATGAGAGGAACACCCTTAACCCTACTTAACCTAGGGTGCCGTTATCAAAGCTGATTGAAGCGGCGAATCTGATACTCTAGAGACTCTAGAGTGCGAAGCATTTCTCTTGACTGGCGAGAGATACGATCCATCACACCACGATCTAGTGTGGCGGGTGGAGCCTTTTCGTTGCCAAGCGTGTTCTTTGGTTCGGGACCAAAGAGGCTGTCTGCTCTCATTGCGACGGTAGCGATCAACTGCTCACTGTTCTTCAACGCTTGATCAAGTCGATTGGTAATCTGTGTCGTGAGAGGTTCCTCTACTGCCACACATTCCGACGCATAGTTGCGTTCATCGTAGTCGTGACCGGGAGCCGCATACGCCTGCTGTCTGTATCCGTTCATTTTGTCACCAGATCATAGGTGGTGTTGATTTCTTCCTGTTCCGCACGCTCTTCTTCAATGTTGCGCTTGTGGAAGATGCGAGCTAGCTTGCGAGTGATACGCTTGTTCATTTCGAACTCGGTCGCACACCGGTTGACGATTTCCTTGATGTTGTCGCGCTCCGCTTCCATGCGGGTGAGCGAGTTGGAAATCTCCTGCAAGCAGGACTTGATAGCAATCTTTTGCTGTTGTGTGAAATTAGCCATGGTCATTCCTTAGAAGGTGGAGAGGTCTTTTTCTGCTGCCACGTAATACTCTACGGGCTTCTCGGTGTGTTCGAACTTCGTAAGACCCTTGCAAAGCTTGACGCGATAGTTGCCGTCGAGCATCTTCCAGTTCTCGACCTTGATTACGTAGACGAAACTCTTGTTGGTCTTACCAATCTCGGTAGAAGACATGTCGGAAGAATCATCCTTCGGATCGTTCGACTGAATGTGAATCTTCTTGCCATCGCCACGGAAGATCAGGAATGGCGAGCCAGAGATACCGGCAGACTTGCGCTGCCACTGTAGGTCTTCTGCGCTCAGTTCAAACTCATGCTCCGGGGAATCCATCGACAACTTCTTGTCAGGTGGAATCGCAGTGATGATCTTGGGCGAGGAAAACTTGATGTAGTCCTTGCGGCGGGAGTCCGGAGACTTGAGGGTAAGACGATCCGTTTCCAGTTCAATCTCGGCATCCCTGTACAGAGACAACTTAGCCAAGAGCTTGTTCAGATCGTATAGGGCGAAATCGGAAGGGAAGGACTCTACCACTCTAGCGTTTGCGAGGATAGTCTTTCCTGTTGTAATGGTCGCGAGTTCGCTCCCCTTCCGAAACATGAGCGACTGGTTTAGTGTCGCGAAATTCTTGAGGATTTCAATTGTCAGTTCACTTAGCTTCATAATCACTCCAAAGTATACCGTATTATATCACGGCTGAATCAGTTTCACAACCTTTTTCTCAAGGTCTTCTAGCGTAGTCGAATTAGTGATTTCATCATCGAAAGACTTTCCGATCCACGCCCACTCGGAGTAATGGACATTAGGGAACCGCTTCATGTACTGCATGGAGCCGTCCCAATTCGTAGACACGTTGTAGGCTTCCGCAGTGTCGTACCATTCGGGTTCGGGACCGCGCTTGACACGGATGACCTTGCCACCGTTGTTACGGATCAGGTCGATTTCGTTGGGGAAGCGAACGTCAGCGAGGACGTAGTTCTTAGCCGGATCAGTGCGTCTTAGAAAAGACAGAACCCATACGTCTGTGTGGAACACATTGCGCCCACTCTCTGTTCCCATAAGTTGAAGAGCAAGCCTAGGAGAGAAAGGCTTGCCCAACTTCTCAGACCACCATGGATCAGGAGTCTCACGCCATTCCCGAGACTCCTTCGTATCACCTTCCAACATTTTCCTATCCCAACCGAAGATAGGAGAAACCGCGTCCTTCACTGCGTTCGCAAAACTTTCCTTGTTGAACCCGTACTTGTGGGTGAGAATGTCAGAGACAGTTCCCTTACCACTATTGATAAACCCAACGAAACCAATGATCATATTACAGAGTTCCCACGTAGTTTGCCACTGCTGCCATGTCGCCTACGAATGCGTAGGTGCCAATGTGGTGAGTCTTCATCCATGGGCATAGCCAGATTTCACCCTGAATCTTCCGCCACAACTGGCAGAACATGTAGTCTTCCGACAGGTAGCGCATCGTGCCGCCGCCAGTGTAAGATTCTGGCGTGTCGATCACGGTGTCGAAGTAAGCGTGAATCATACGCGAGCCGTCGAAGTTGACCTGACCCACATGGTCCGGACGATATTCGATGCCGGGGAATGCATCCTTGAGCTTGTCGAAGACTTCGCGCTTGACTAGCATGTAGCCGGTGCCGATTTCCAGAACGGAGATTGGATCACCGATAGAGAACTTCTCGGTGCCGGGAACTGGATTGAACACAAAGTCACCCGCGACCTTTTCAAGTTCCGCAGCCGCAATGTTTGGATTCTTCTTGACGGCTTCGACAACCGAAGCCCACTTGATGCTCTTCTTCGGGTAGGGTCCACCGATAACGTCTTTCTTAAGAGCGATAAGAGCAACAACATCGCGAGGATCGTAGTGAATGTCCGCGTCGATGAATAGAAGATGCGTGAAACCGGAGCGAAGGAATTCGTCTACCAGATAGTTTCGTGCGCGTGTGATTAGAGATTCGTTGAAGATGAATGAGAACTTCACTTCGATGCCATAGGCGGCACAACAGGCTTGTAGGTCTAATGCTGATTTGGCATACATGCCGTGGCACATTCCACCGTACATCGGTGTCGCTACGAATAGCTTGACCTTTTTCAGTTCGTCTACGCTAATTTCAAGTTGCATAAGAAAGACTCCACTCAGAAATGATGATGACCCAATATATAGCACAGTTTACATCATCGGTATGGGAAAGTCAAACGAAAAGAGCCGGAATTTCTTCCGGCTCTTTGTTTCGTCACTTGACGCTAGGGTTAGCCGTTGAGGGCTTCGATAGCGATCTGAGTGCGACCCGCACGGAGGTTGCGCAGGAAACGCTTCGACGGCGTGCCGTAACGATAGACGTTGATCGTGCGACCTTCATAGGTCTTGCGGTTGCGATAGATGGGATGACCATCTAGACGCAGTGCGTTGACCGTCTTAGTGACGGTGGCAGGCGACACGCCGAAACGAGCCGCAGCCTGTGCGGTCGTAAAGGTGTTGTACACCGGATTATCGAAAGTGCGCAGCACCTTCTCACGTAACGATAGCTTCATAGTTCTAGAACCTCAAACAAATCCCGCAATTCACATTAGAGATATGAACGGGCTGCGGTATTACCCATTACACAATCATTATAGCAGAGTCGCTAGAGAAAGTCTAGCCTAAATCCTGCTCTTAACTTTTGGACCGCGAGGGGATTTCCATGTCCAGTCAGGAATTAACTCTAATCGTCGGCGGCGTTCTGAATCCTTACAAATACGTCGCTGCATCATAACCCAATGCCCGAGAGCAAAGCCGTCTTCCATACGGTACTTCTGAGTCACCGCACCACTGCCATATTGCTTAAGGTGATCGTATCCCTTTTCCCACAATGCGATATTCTTTGAGTTGGGTTTTCTCTCTACCACCACCCATGTCCAACCGGGAATTGACTCTAATAGTTTGCGCCTCTCTGGATCTTTACAAGCTTGTCTCTGAGTGTTAATCCAGTGTCCAAGTCTAAATCCATCCGGCGTTTTGAAACCGTGCGTCACTACACCATGCGTCTTGAGATACTCAAATGCACGATCCCATCTATCGGTTTGTGGTGTGAGCCAGACCCAACCGGGAATAGATTCTAGCAATGCGCGTTTCGCGGGTTCCTTACAGAACTGTTGTTGGTTCTTCACCCACTTACCGAGGGAGACACCATCGGGCGTTTTGAAATGTTGGTTGTTGACCATCTTTCCGTGTTTCTTGAACACTTTGAAGTTGGCATTCCAACGTATGTCGTTGGGACTCTCCCATGTCCAACCGGGAATCGCCTCAAGCAATTCGCGACGGCGTGGGTCCGTACACGATCTGCGCTGCGTACCCATCCAACGAAATAATTCTGCTTCGGTCATCATTTGCGGCGAGCCTTTGTCTTTCTTCCAGAAGAACACTTTCTCTGCTTCTCGGAGAACATTTCTGGTGTCATTTTCCAATACCAACCGGGAATCTTCTCTAGAAGTTTCTTGCGCTCTGGTGTCATGTGCTTGTTGTTACCACCATTCTTACGCATGTTTTCTTGCCAGCATCCTAACTTGATTCCATCGGCTGTAATGAAGGTACGGGATAGAGTACCGTGCTTCTTAGAGAGTTCATACTTCTGATTCCAAGAATCATCTTCTGGTGTCCAAGTCCAACCGGGAATCTTCTCTAGAAGTTTCACGCGGCGCGGCTCAAGTCGCCCCTGATTGTTATAGGTGCGTTGTGCCCTCATCCACTGATACAGTTGTGCTTCGGTCATCATATCATTAACCCTGCGGGAGCCTGCCGTGCTTCTTTACGAATGCCATGAACTCGCCATACGTTTCATCGAATGCCGTGCTGAGTCGGTCAATGATGATCGTTGAGATTGACTTCTCAAGCGTTTCCAGACGCACTCGCGGACCAATCACTTCGATCTTGTCCTTGAGAATGCGTGGATTGTATGGGCGACCTTCGCCACGTTCGCGCCGAAGCTGCTGAATGAGTGCCGTGAGGTCTTCATCGTGTTCGCGGACTGCGTTGATGATATCCACCAGACCGTCCTGCGAAGTGCGCTCAACCGCTTCCTCAAAGGATTCACCCTTCTGTTGGTCGATGTAAAGCGTCACTAGAACGTAACCACATTCCTTGCCGGGAGCGATACGCATTGGGCGACCGATTGCCTGCACGATATCAATGTGGCTCTTGCGCGGGTGGAAGAAGTGAACCATGTCCACCGAGGGAAGGTCTACGCCTTCGGTCAGGCAGCGCGAGTTCGCGATATCGGCATACGGTGCTTCGCGGAAGTCTTTCAGGACATTCTCGCGTTCGGTCGAATTCTGATTAGAGGAAGCCGCGAAGGTTTCCAGACCCTTCACGTAGTTCTTGAGTCCACGCGGCGAATCGCTCGCGTAGTCTTCGGCTTGTGCGATACGCGACAGGTAAGAAATCGACTTAGTGATACCGTACTTCTTGCGTGCCTGCGCGTGCGAGATTTGACCCGCAACCCACTTGACGTTGATATCCTCACCCTTGACGTTGGTGGTCGCTTGCTTGTCTTCAACCCACTCGGCAACGTCCTGCCGCGTCACCATCGAAACGATGACCTTGAGCGGAACGATGATGCCACGCGCAACGGCTTCCTTGAAGGTGAGCCGATAGAAGACCTTGCCATATAGCTTTTCGTTGTCCATGGAAACGATCTTGATATCGTCACCAAGTTTCTTGAGCTTGTCTGCGCTGATCTTGTAGTGCTTCGGAGTCGCAGTCATGAACATGCGCTTGTTGATGCGAATGTTGCTGTTGGACAGTGCGAACGAGAACATCGCGCCAGTCGATGCCGTGCGGTGCGCTTCATCGAATGCGCCGAAGTCGATTGCCGGGATGCCACGCGAGTTCATGGCATTCGCCACTACTGCCGCAGAGTGATACGTCGAGAAGATGACCTTAAGCTTGCGAGTCTTGTGCTTGAGGAACTTGCGAATGGTCTTGGCATCCGTAGTTGCCGGGAACATCATGTCCTTGACGTTGTACTGAATCGTGTCGTCCTGCTTACCGGCAGTCTCGTCGGAGCATACGCAGATTTCCAGAAGATCATTCGGAAGCTGCGCGTTCCATTCCTTACGAGTCTGCGAGACAAGCGAAATGGACGGCAGGAAGACGATTGCGGTGTTGTTAGGCAACCTACCCGCACGCCACAGACCTTCGATGATCCAGAGTCCAGAAAGGGTCTTGCCCGATCCGCACGCCGCTACAGCCTGTCCGCGATCATTGGTCGCGAAGTGATCAATACCGGCAGCAACGAATTCCTTCTGGTGCGGCTTAGGTGTGCGCTGCTGAACTGGCAGGAGCGGCTTGTCCATAAGCCAATTGTAGAAGTTGATGAAGTCATGCTTTGTGAGAGTCTGGAAGAATCCGGCTTTCACGCCGCGCAGACCGATACGCCGGTCGATTTCCGTCGCGAAGCGGGGAACGTTCGTAAAGATGACGCGATCCCGCAGCGACTTTTCAGTAACGCCGAGGAAGGTCGCAACGTGTTCTACGGAGAGAACATCGCAAGAGTAGTTCTTGACCTGATACGGAATGATCTGACCAAATTGGTCTTCGTATGCGCCGTCGAGTCCCATCGTCTTGTGCTTCGGGAAGTTGTACTTTTTGACGATCCGCGACGGGATGCTGCCGACTTGCCAGACATTCTTTGCGTTGAAATACGGATGCGTGTACAGCAACCCCTCAACGAGAATTTCCAGATAGTCACCGACAAGCTTCGTATTCGGCAGTTTCTTGCTGCGCTCTTCGAATTGCTTGAAGCTTGAGAGGTTGTCGAATACGCCTAGCTTGATTAGCTCGCGTGCGCCTGTATGTTTGGTTGTCATGATATTAAGAGCCTATTAGGACAAATAGCTTATCCGGAAACTGGATGATATTGTCCATGTCACTATGCTCAATATCAGTCGCCGCATTCACCGGCATCTTCGGGAATTGAATGATGTTGTCAGTGTAGACAGGAGTGATACGCTTAATACCACCGAAAATTTCATCTGTATCCATATCAGTCATTTCAGTCACAGCCTCATTATCTTAGTCATGCTACTATTATAGCAGAATTCTTAATTCTAATCAAACCTATGAATTAGACTTGAGATTCCCGGTTTAGCAGGATAACTCTCTTATTAGTCTTACGAGCATATCGCACAGTGTACCATGTGCCGCTTCGGACTTCTTCCTTATCTGACTTAGGAGCAGCGATCATGCCGCTAACAGAATCCACGATGCAGCGATCACGTTCTAAGTAGTCTTCGGGTGGCAGGATTTCCCGCGCACCCTGACAGTATGCACGCATGATGCGCTTGACTGGCGGATGGATGATGACGCTGCATCCTAACTCTAATGCGATTGCGTGCGCGTCGGCATCGGCACCCTTACAGTCGCCATGGTGAAACACGATCACTTCATCTTCAAGTTCGGAGAGAAGTTTCGCCGTCTTGAGGATACCCGCGAAGGTTTCCTTTTGATGGTCCGACATACCCTCGCGGGTGCCGGTGAATCCAATGTGACGCTCTTTCATTTGTCAGACTCTTCGATTTCGCGCACAAGGATATCTGCCATCGCGACAGTATCCGCGTCAATCACGTAAGAGTCGAGTAAGTCGCTCCACCGTGCGTTTTGCTGTACGCGCCGCACTATCTCTAATGCGGCAGCATGATCTTCCATTATCTTTTGAAGTGCCATATTAGGCTTCCGGTACGAGGAACTGATGGTCAGCAATCGTCTGGTCGAAGATTGCGGTCGCAGACTTCGAAGCCTTGATCTGCGCGTAAGTCACCGAGGTCTTGCGGTCGAACGCATCGACAACGTAGCAAGCCTTCGCTTCATCCTTGTAGATCGAAACCGGAGTCTTGTACTTTGTGGTGAGCATTGTAACCATGTCTTCGAACTCGGTCGCTTCCGGCATTCTGCCTTCGGCTTCCACCTTGAACGCTTCAACGTCAACCTTCGTATACAGGTCGAGGAATGCGGTCTTAGTCTCAGCATCGAACCGGTTGAGGCACTTTTCGATTGCCTTCATGCGGTTGCGCTTGAAGATCTTGAAAGCCTTCGTAATGTGGACAAGGCGACGGGTGGAAATGATTTCATCCACCGCACCATCCTTGAAGGACTTGCGAATGACTTCTGCCCAAGTGACTAGACGATCAATGAAGTCGTCATCCGACACTTCCAACGCTTCGAAGTTCTTGCGCAGAATGTTGCGCTCAGTCTTCGCGTCCGGATAGTCCTGCTCTTCCGTAAGAGCGAAACGCTCAAGCATAGCTTCGTTCATGACGTTCGCACCGAGATAGCGACCGTCCGCGTCACCCTTGCCCTTAGTGTTGGCAGTCGCAATGACGTTGAAACCGTAGCAGGGATGTATGACTTCACCGGTCTTCTTATCGAAGTACGGTTTCCCCTCTAGCACCGGCTGCAAGCAAAGCAAGTCTTCGGTGCCGAGGTCAACTTCATCCAGAAGCAGAATCGCGCCACGGCGCATTGCGGTGAGAACCGGACCTTCGCGGCGAATTGTGTTACCGTCGATCAGTTCATACGAACCGATCAGGTCCGTTTCATCGGTTCGCTTCGTAATGTTCACTCGGATCATTTCGCGACCGAGCGAAGCGCAAACCTGTTCCACCATCAACGTCTTACCGTTGCCTGAGTGACCCTGAATAAAAACAGGGTAGAAAATCTTGGAATTGATAATGTCCCGAAGGTCATCGAAGAATCCGAAGGGTACGTAAGTATCCAAACGGTCAGGTACGAATGACTCGGTGATGTTGAGCGCACGCTTTGACGCGATCTGTGTCACAGTCGCATTCGGCAGCATTGCGGGTGCCTCTTCTGCATCCGCCTTTTCCAGTGCCTTCGCGATTGCGTGCGACACGGTGTTCTTTTTCAGGAGTGCGGAGCGCGAGCAAAGTCGATACTTGCCGCGAGCGAACTTGCGCTTGTCGTCGCGCAGAATGAAATGCGGAACGGGCAGACCCTTGCCTTCTGCGAAGTCAAGAATTTGCTTGGACGTTGCCGTATCGCCAAATTCGGCAATCAGGTCTTCAAGGAATTGCTTTTGCTGTTCCACGGTGTAGTTCGGGGTGCGTGCCATATCGGAGGATGCCATGTGTACTATCTATGTCCCATTATGCGGGTTATCGGGGTAAAAGGCAAGGATTGAAAGCCTTTTGAAATCAATGACTTACACCATCGGCAGTAAATCAGGCGGCGGCATGGACTTTCTTATCGCATTCTCGGCTTGTTCGCGGCAGCGAGTGTATGCCTCAGACTCAGAAACAAGACTCCGATCATACCAGATATCGAAGGAATCGTAATTCGGTGTCACCATCGTACTCACCTTATCGTCAACCGTGCGAAGTTCGAACGGCTGTATCGTTGCGACTTTCAGACTCACCATGCCCTGCTCAATTGCCTTGTGAACAAGATTCACAACCTTGTGGTTGAATTCCTTATCCCACTTCAACTGTCTTTTCTTGTTCTCTGTTACGATGAACAGTCGGCGTGCGTTCAGATCGTCCGGAGTCATCCGCCGACTTCCTAACTTCGCATCCATCATCCCACTGAATGACTTGTGATTGCGCTTTACGTAGTCCACCATGTCATCGAACTTGTGTTCTTCGAATCGCGTGCCGTCGATCAACTCATACTCATAAGACTCATAGCGAAAGGTGTACGGCACCCCATAGATGGTGCCGTCGCCTCTGCGCGGACGTTCTATGAAGGTGGAGATTGCCATTACGCTGCGATATCCTGCGCGAACTTCGAAACGAGGACGCGGTGCTTACGCTTGTCATCCTGCGCATCGGTGAAGACCTTGGCAATTTTCTTGCTGTTCATGTCTTCGGTGATGTTGTAATCGTCGTCCGAAACGTTGAGGTCAGACTGCTTGACAAAGTAGTACATGTCATAGCCGATCATCGGCGCAGAGTAGTAACCATCCTTGCGCCACTGCTTGTCCATTTCCTTCTCAGCGACTTCATCCATCTTAGTGTTAGTACGGATGTAGCCCTTGATCGTGCGCGAGTCGCCAATGTAGAAGCCGATATGCTTGCAACCGGTTGCCTGACGCACAAACTCGGTCAGAGCCTTCTGGTGCTGCGCAGCCGAAGTGTAGCCGTTGATCAGTTCGATGCGGCGACGGGTCTTCTGGTCGATCAGGTAGATATGCTGTTCGATCTTCGGCTTGCCTTCCGCAGTGTAGGCTGACGGCTTGATATCCGTGAAGTTGAAGCAACCGGTGCCGTCACCATCAGTCAGGTAAATGACGTTGGTGATATCAACCTTGTTGTCGATCTTGAACTTTTCGATCATCGGGCGCGAAGCCATGACCGTCTGAGTGAACGGAGTGCCGCCGAGCGCAAGACCCATGGATTCCCATGACAGGTACGTGCGCGGGTACATGCGGCTCTTCCAGTTCATTGCGATCATTGCCATTGCGTCAACCGCACGGCGATAGTGATTGCCCTGCATCTGCGAAGAGACAAAGTGAATCAGGTGGAACGCATCGCTTGTAACTTCATACGCATCGTTGTTCAACTTCTGGAACTTCTTGCCGACAAAGCCAGAGTTCAGCTTGCGCTTCGCGATCATGGAAGTCAGGAAGTCGCGACGATCCGAGAAACCGTAAACGTCGAACGGGATGCCGACGCGACGGCAGAACGCAGTCAGGATAAGCGTCTGTTCCATGGTCGCGCCGAAGCAATCGCCCATCGAACCGGACATGTCCACATACATGATCATGCCGTGGCTCTTGCCCTTTTCGACAACAGAGATTTTCTTGAACAGGTCATTGCTGTACTTGTAGGTATGCAGCTTGCCCATGTCTAGTTCGCCAGTCTTCGCTACGGTAGTGCGAGCATACTGCCGCGCATTCTTCCGCATTTCGAATTCCTTGACCAACAGGTTGATGTACCGGTTGTTCTTCTCAGAGAAACGCTTCGCTGCCGTAGCCACGATAGGATCGTTCTTACCGGCAAGCTTTTGCGCAGTCGCCAACTGTTCGTAGAAGTTGTCAATGAAAATCTTGTTCGGCACGATGATCTTGTCGAGCATCGGCTTAGGCAGATTGTACGTGTAGATTTCCACGCCGTCCGCGATCAGTTCGCGTTCACGGTCACGGAAAATCTTGTCGGTGATAGACTCCGGATCCTTGTCCTCAGTCTTACCTTCCTCGCCTGCGCCATCTGCGCCAGACAACGGCTCTTCGGTAGAGTCTTCCTCTTCACCTTCATCGGAGTCGCCAGACGCATTCGCATCTTCATCCGTTTCCTCTTCCGGCTCAGAGTCGCTATCCGCACCCTTACCGTCAGCCGATTCTTCCTCTTCCGATTCTTCATCGGTAGACGCATCGGCATCGGTCGGAGTCTTTTCGCCTTCCTCTTCCTCTTCACCCGCACGCTGCGGAATGGGGAGTTCCTGCCCGTCGTCATCCGACAGGTCAAGTTCCTGCTCTTCGAAGTTGCCAGTCTCGCAATTCTCTTCGAACTGGCGCAGAAGTTCTTCGGTCAGGTCTTCAAGATCGTTCATCTTGTCGTCCTGTTCCTGCTTCGCACGTTCGAAGAGTTTGCGAGCGACTACGACAACCTGTTCCCAAGTCTCGGTAGTTTCGACTTCGCGCATGAGTTCGCGCTCTTCATCATTGAAAGGCACGATCAGGAACGAGCCGCACTTCGCATACAGATTGATGCGGTCGAGGATGTTGAGTTTGTTGTAATCCTTGAGTTTCTTGATGCCGAAGAAGTCGCGTTCGAAGAGCGACTTGTAGCCAGAAACGAATGACCGAGACAGACCGGGATACGTGCGCTTGATCATTTTCTCAATACGCGCATCTTCCACGATGTTCAGCACATTCTTGAACGTGCCGATCAGCTTGCCGTTTTCATCGTGAATGGCATTGTGCCAACCGTCAGCCGGTGTATAGAGAGCATGTCCGACTTCATGACCGCAGAGCAAGTCATAAAGCTCGCCGTCCATGTCTTCCCAAATCGGAAGATACAGAGTGCGAGTCTTGAGTTCGAATGCCGCAGTGCTTACACGTTGATGCACTACGTTGATATTCTCACCCGCGAGCAATTTCGCGAGGATCGACTTAGTGACATTGAGATTGGTGGCTGACATGTAAAACCTCTACTATGCCACCAGTTTGACAGGTTTTCCAGTGAAAAGCAAGCCATATAACCCGTTTAGAATCAATGACTTACGCGCCTGTGGTGGCGCGACGGATCTTCCGGAGGTTCGCCTTGACCTTCCTCTTAGCAATATCTAGCTTGATGGGTGAGACAAGATCCGTATAACAGATGCCGTCAAGGTGATCCAACTCATGCTGTACGCACGTTGCCCAAATGCCTTCGAACTTTTTCGTGATCTTCTCACCGTTGCCTGCTTGGAATTCCACCACGCACCACTCAGGTCGTCCAATCTCTAGGAACAGACCGGGGAACGAAAGGCATCCTTCCTTGTACGTGGAAGGAGTCGGTGCCTTCTCCACGATGACTGGATTGATCAGGCAGAAGATCTCATTCTCTTCGATCATGTCGAGAGCGCACGCACGATAGGGTAGACCCACCTGATTCGCGGAGAGTCCCAAACCCTTGTAGTGCTTGAGGGATTCCATGAGGCTCAATGAGAGATATGGAATTCCGATCTGCGGCGCGTCGAAATCTATCACCTGTGTCGGCTGACGCAGGATTGAAGCATAGGAATCCACCAGTGGAAGAATCTCGTACTCTACCATCTGATTGTCAATGAATCGAATTTTCTTGTTGCTCATGCTGCTATCCTACTGAAGTTCTGCTTCTTCTCAAACCGCAGGGAGTAGTTGAACTTGTCGTGCAACTGATCCTTGTGGGAGATTACGAAGATGTTGGTGTTGTCGGGCATCTGGTGGAGAATCTCCAACAGAGCATCCGTTCCCTTTGTGTCGAGTGAAGAATCGAAAGTCTCGTCCAGTACCAACAGGTTAGTGTTGACACTGTTCTTCATGCGAGCGATACTACGCCAAGTCAACAGCAGCGCAAGGTCGATCTTCTGCTTCTCACCTTCGGAGAAGTTCTCATAGGAGAAGTCATCCCGGTGGCGGGACTTGATGACCTCGTTGAACTCCTCGTCAATCGTGAAGTTCACGAAGAACTCCATCGCTGCGAGGTACTTGTTGACTAGCTTGTTGATGATGGGGAGGTATTGCTTGATGATTTTCGTCTTGATGCCGCCGTCTTTGAGGAGATGCGCGGCAACGTCGAGGTACTGCTTGTCTTCCGTGGCTTTCTTGCGCTTTTCGATGTAGCCGGTAAGTTCTTCGAAGAGTTCCTTGGACTGATCATGCGACTCACTAGACCCACCGTGCTGTCCTGTAAGTCGTTCAACTTCCTGTTCAAGTACACCAATATAACGTCGGGTATGGCTAATAGAAGTAGTGGTATTAGCAATGTCGCGTCCGATGGACTGAATTCGCGAATTGACTTCCGCAATGTCTCTAAGTCGTCTGACAACGGCATCTTGCTCTTCTCGGAGTTTGTCGAGTCCTGCTTCAAGTTCTTTGACTTTCTCATTACCATCACCCACCATCCTGTCTTTCCAATCTTCGGAAATTGACTGCTTACAAGTCGGGCAGGCATCGTTGGTCACGAAGAACTGGACTTCTTTCTCTAACTTGGTCTTGTTGGACTCAATGCGCGTGCCGAGAGTATTCAGCTTCGCGTGCTTGGACTTGAACATAGACTCGTCGCCAATCTGCATCAGCAGTGCGTCGATCTGCACCTGATGCTCACGCTGCGCCTGCTCAAACTCAATGAGCGAGTGCTTGGCATTGGATATCTCCACCTTCTTCGCAGCGATCATTTCCTGATTGTTGCGCTTGAGTTCCTCAAGGTGCTTCTTGTGGAGTTCGATCTTTTCCTTGATAGCTTCAAGGCGGATCTTGTACTCCGTCATCTGCGTCTTGATCGTAGCGAGCCGATCCTTGACCACCGCATTCATGTTGGAGAAGATCTGAATGTCGAGAAGGTCTTCGATGACCTCGCGACGGTCAGAAGCTTTCAACTGCATGAACGGAGTGAAGCTCGCAGTTCCCAAGATCACGATCTGCGTGAAGGACTTGTAGTTCATCTTGAGGATCATGCGCTCAAGCATGTCCTGATAGTCCTTTGCGCGTGCGTCCTGATGGAGCATCGTGCCGTTGAACCAAATCTCAAACGTATTAGGCTTGATGCCGCGCTTCACGGTATATCGCTTCGCGTTTGCTGAGAACTCTAACTCGACTAAGCACTCCTTGCCGTTGATAGAGTTGACGATCAGGGGCTTATTGATATTACGGTACGGCTTGCCAAACAACGCGAACGTCAGGGCATCCAGAATGGTAGACTTACCCGCACCATTCTCACCCACGATCAGGGTGTTCTGGTGAGTGTCTAATTTGATTTCGGTGAAGACGTTACCCGTCGAAAGGAAATTCTTCCAACGGATCGTGTGAAATGTAATCATGATTCGGAAGCCAACGCCTCGTTGTATACTTCTCTCAGTATACTCTTAAGTCGCGGCTTTTGCAAGTCGATTTCCATACCCTCAACCACCTTGTCGATGATAGCGAGCGTGTCATCCGCTTGATCAATTACACCGTCGCCATTCGCGTCGATGATGGAGATATCGGTGAAGTCTTCGACAATGGATACGTCTATCGGATTTGCCTTTGTGAGAGTTTCGATCAATGTCTCAAACAGGAACGAATTGGACTTCTTCTCCACGATGACCTTCACATACTTGCCGGTGAATGCCGAGTAGTCGCCGTTAGCCACTTCATCGAAGAACAGGTTGTCATCGTTGTAGTTGATCTTCACGTAGATTTCATTCGGGTTACGGATGAACTCTAGCTCGCGAGTCTCGGTGTCGAACACATGGAAGCCTTTCGGATCATTCCAGTCTGCCCATGTCATCTGATACGGCACGCCGGTATACAGGATGTTACCCTTGGAAGACTTGTGGTGGAAGTGACCAGAGATTACCTGTTCGTACTTGGAGAGTAATCCAACGTCCATACCCTCATGGCAGAAGTTGCCACGATCCATTTCGAATCCGGCAAGCTCAAAATGCCCGAAGCAGAAGTCGGACTTGGAGTTCTTGATGAACTCCCCAATCTCTTTCTCATTCTCTTCGCAGATCCACGGAATCAGGTCTACGGGGTTGCCACCGAAGACGATGGTGGATGGCTTGTCGATCAGGCACACGCGGCTGTACTCAGGCAGCACCAGTGATGGCGAGTTGACTCGCAGCGTGTTCCGATAGAAGATATCGTGATTGCCTAGCAGGGCATACAGGGTGATACCATTCCGATCCAGAGGATTGAAGAAGTATTCCTTCGCACTGGCAAGGATGTTGAAGTTGATGAACTTGCGCCGGTCGAACAGGTCGCCCAACTGAATCACGTTGCCAATGCCATGTTGCTCAAGATACGGGAAGAAGACCTCTGTGTAGAACTTGCGAGCAAGCTCATTGAACACAGCCGAGTCGTTTCTCATGCCGAAATGGGTATCCCCAAGAATCGCGATTTTCATTCGATAAATTTCTCTAACCCTTTAGCAGCAGCGACTTTGGCTTTCTTCTTCGCCTTGGCATCTTCGTACTTTGCAATGAACTCACTGATGTTGTCATACATTTCGAACTGCCGCGTCATGCCGTCTTCGGATTCCATCTGATCAAAGTCGTCTAGGATGCCGTGCATCTCAGTAGACTTATACTTCACATACAACTGCTTTTTCTCGCGTTGAATGCGCCTCAAGAATGCATAATAGCATATCTGCGTGAAATAAGCAAATGGATTCTTCGACTTCGCAGGATTAAAGTTATCGACGTACATGACGCAGTTTTCGATAGCGTCGGACACCATTTCATCCCTGAATGTGTACGAAAGGAAATTGTACTTATGACTCATGTTCTCGGCAATGAGCATGAAGCACTGCCCGATATACTCAGGAATGCGAGGCTTGTCCACCTTCTCCCGCTTGGCTTTGCGTACAGCCTTGCGGTAAGCAGTAATCTCTTTTAGAAAGAGCTTGTTGTCAACGTAATTAGTTTTTGCCATGATTTAGATTTGACAGAACCTCAAATGGTGTGTATAATGAGCGTGTGGCTCTTTGAAGGGTTGATTTAATAAGAAGGATGAGAACTCAATTGGGTTTAACAGACGGATCCTTGAGAAGAAAAGGAACAACCTTATCCTCTTTAGACCTCTTAGGAGGCTTTCTAGGCTCCACGGCATACAGAAACTCAGTAGCAGACATGAACTCTTCCTTGAAGGAATCCCTTACATCAGTCGAGAACATGATGAACTCCTTCGGGAGAAAGATGGAGTCATTGGCACAGACGATGGGTGGAACCCATTCACGGACATTGAGCATCTGCTTTCCTGCGAGGACTTCATTCTCTACGGTGAACGCCAGTGGGCGTTTGATATGGATGTGTCCCTTGCAGACTTGAACCTCGTATGCGACAATATCCTCATTGGTCTTTAGCTTGTAGAACTTGATAGGGTGTGGCGTGTTCATGGGCGTAGTCCTATGTTGATTGATTTGATGGGAAACTTCTCTTCGTTGTATATCCGAACTCGTTCCTCATAGTGTTTCAACGCGAAGTTGACGTATGCTCCGTAGCGTAGATCGTCAACTATGTCATAAAGGACTGCCTTTCTCTTGTTCTCACCGAGGCGTAGCCCTCTGCCGATGGACTGCAATGTTCTAATCTGACTCTTCGTTGGTGAAGCGAAGACTACATTATGTAGGTGTTTGATATTGATGCCTGTGGAGAATGTTCCATAGGAAGCAACAATCACCGAATCGGTTTCATCTTCCGTGATACGCCGAACCTCTTCTCGGTCCAGAGTCTCTACGTCACCATGAATGAAGTGCACCTTTCGATTCGGCAAGCGGTCTTTGATCATCTGGTGCAGGATTCTTCCGTGCTTGTCCACGTAATTATACAGGATCAGCGTGTTCCCGTCAAGGCTTTCTGCTAATTTTACTATGAATTTGTTACGTGCTTCGTTCGCACACAGGAAGGAAATCTCGTCCGGATAGGACTGTCCCTTCACCACCTTCGTAACCTCTTCGGGATAGCGAAGCACGAGACACTTGATTTCCAGTGTCGCAAGGTATCCCTTGTCCTGTAGTTCCTTTGTCGAAGCCACCCTCTGAACAGGACCGAACAGCCCCTCAAGAACTAGCTTGTGAACCTTAGACCCATCTAGGGTGCCGGTAGTTCCAATGCGATAGTCACAATTGACTAACTGCTCCATGATGTGCTTGAGCGACTCAGCCTTGAACTGGTGAGCCTCGTCGCCAATCACGTAGTCGAACTGCGCGAAGTATTTCTTCGGCAGATCGTAGACTGACTGCCACGTAGAGATAACCAACGGTGCGTAGGCATCCGTAGTGAATCCCTGATAGATGCGCTGACAGTTCTTCTCTACGTCCCATCCATACTCACGGAAGTCGGAGTACATCTGCTCGACTAGGGAGGTGGTAGGCACGATCAACAGCCCACGCTTCTTACCGCGTTCGATCAGCCACCGCGATATCATATAGATGATCATCGACTTACCGGATGCGGTGGGCGATAGTACGACACCACGCTTGCGGTGTAGCGCATAGAGATACGCCACCCACTGATAGTCACGCGGCGTATGAGTGGGAAGCCACTTGGCAACGTGTTCTTTCTGTGGGAGTTCCGCTATGTTGCTCTTGACAAGAGTGCAAGTATAGGAGTAGCCGTTATCCTTGGCAAATTTACGCACGTAACCCTCAAGACCCGCGTAGATCTTGTGAGTTCTAAGATGAAATAGCCGTATCTTGCCGTCCCAATACTTCTTGGCTTCTTTCTTGCGAAACTTAGCCGTGGGGACCGTGAATGAGAAGAATTCTGATAGCTCCTGTGCAGTGCTATCTTCGCATCTTATCCTCGCCCATACGTTATCTGTTTGTTCAAAATGGATATCACTCATTATCTTCCCATGTGATGCCTAGAAAGATTCTCATACAGGTACGATGGAACCAAAGCGGCTTGTCTTGGAGTTGTAGCTTCCAACTGTATGCGCCCTTACCCAAGCGATAGCCGCCCACCATCTTCGGAGGCGCGGCAATGATGCAGTCTCTAATGTCCACCGCGTTCAAACCTCTCCCATGCCATCCATTCCTTCATCTGCCATGTGCGGTTGTTGAGTTCCTTCATGACGTAGGTGCAGAATGACACGCACTCTTCGTGAAACGCAATCTGGCTCTTGATCTTGGCAACGTCCTCGTCGGCATCCATGTACACGTTCAGGTCAGCCTTGAGCGTGAACGGGAATGGATCCCAACCGAGTGCCGCCAACTGCTGTTGGTCTAGCTTGCCGTTGTAGTACATCCATTTGGTCTTGCGCAGCTTGTTCAATTCAGCCTCGCGACGGGCTTCCGCAAGCTTGTGCAGCGTGAGATACTTATTGTACTTACTGTGAAGGACAGGAATCTTGATCATCTGTCCACCCGCATCTGTCGTGTCAATGTGCGAGTCTGTTTCCCATTCCGTGATCAACTGTTCGACGTTGGGTGCAACCATATTAGCCATAGCAAAGAAACTCCATCAAAAGCATATGGTTATCTTACCATATTTTGATTAGATTGTCAAATTCTTTCTAGGTTGTAATACGAATATCTGAACGTTGCGTCACAGGTAATGATGTTCTCAGCCGAGTCGAGTGCGCTAAATTGAATTCCACCTAGAGTTGTGGGGAATAAGTCTTTGTAGTGAATGCGGAAGTTAGGGTTATTCTTATTAGTGAATACCGTCATGGATGCGTCGGTGTACTGTGGTGGCAGCTTACCGGCAGCACCGCGAGCGACCACATCGCGGAACTGAGTCTTCATTGCCGCATACTCTTCGAATTCCTTGGGGAACGTCATAGCTCTAATCCAGTCATGAATGGCTTCCCAATCGCGCAGATCCTCGTCTACGAGCATGGTCACGTTCAGAGTGTCATAAATGGCTTTCTCGCCGGGAACGTACAGGTCTACGAATGGCGTATTGCGCATGACTTCCGACAGCGAGATACCGGGAAGGTTCGCGGTCTGGCAGAAGAACGTGAGTCCCGGCAGGCGCGTGAAGTTGAGCTTAAACTTCGTGCTTTGCAGGATATCACGATTAGAGGGATTGCGTTCTAGTGCGCCCATGGATGCATACCTTGTTTGGGTAGAGTCATACCCTATTTAGGCACAACAAAAAGGGGCGGATGTTTCCATCCGCCCCTGAGTCACTTGGGATTGCTCCCTCGTTATTTTTGTCTCACCTACGATCAACCGATTAGGTTGACGACCGAGAATTTCCGGTAGTAGGTGTTCGTGTGGGCAGTCAACGTGCCTGCGACGGTCGTTTCTGCGCCCTGCTGCGAGGTGCCGAATGGGTTGGAGACTAGACCGTAACGGGTCTTGAAACCAATCTTAGGCTGGAACGTATCAGGGTTGATAGCGCGAACCATCTGTAGCGGAACGTATGGGCAGTAGAACAGTCCTGCGTCATAAGGGGTTGGACCCTTATAGCCGATAACCACGTAGTCCGATCCAGTGATCGAATATGGGTCTACGTAGACCTTGAGGCGACCGAATAGCGTACCTGCGAAGGTGTTGCCAGTGTCGTCAACCGCTAGGTTGGTGTTATTGACTAGACCACTGTTGTAGTCCAACAGACCGGTCATCGACAGTGCCGAAGCAACGTCAGACGATACGATCAGGATGTTACCCTTACCACGGCGCGTGTCCTTCGCAATCTTGTTGCAACCACGCTCAATGGCGAACAACAGACCCTTGAACTTTTCAACCGACCAACGACCGGACGTATCCGAAGTCGATGCAAGGTTGAAGGTAGGAGTCGTGATGCCAGTGTAGCCGATGTTTGCCACTGCGTAGATCGAGCGAATGACTTCGCGGTTGATTTCTGCAAGGATTTCGGTGGACAGGATGTTGCTGAGTTCTGCTTCTGCGTCAAGACCGTGAATTGCCTTCAAGTCCTGTGCGAGTTCAAGCGTGTATTCAGCCTTGAGTGCGCGAGTCTTAGCAACAACGCTGACACGTTCGATGGAGAAGCCCATCTGTGCCATGCCGGTGCCGAGGTCTTCACCATACGCCGTGGACATACCGTTACCGGTGTTTGCGAGCGTGGTGTTTGCGTATGCAGTCAAGTTAGCCGAGTTGGTGTTGGCATTACCCATACCAGTCGTGGTTAGGAAGCCTGCGCCGTGTGCGCCGTTGCCCGACCATGCAGTGTTAGCTTCGTTGAAGAAAGCTTCTGGTGCATTGTTGAGCCAACCGTTGCCGGTGTTAGCGTACTTAGCCTGCATAGCGAAGATCAGTCCGGTTGGACCCGTCATTGGCTGAACGCCGCAAACGTCATACGCCATTAGGTTAGGAAGTGCGCGACGGACCAAACCGATTAGGATTGGGTCGAAGCCCTTGATGTTGCCTGCGCCGTTAACGCCGCCCAAGCCGTCGCCAACGCTGTTAGGCACGGCTTCGAACATGTTGCCAAACGCCGATGCTTCTTCACGCATTGCCTTCTCTTGGTTCTCAAGGATGACAGCCGTGACAGCCTTCTTGTATGGGTCTTTGATGGCACTAAGTTCAGGGTGGTCTAGGACCGGTGCCCACTTAGTAACGAAAGTTTCTGATAGATACATTTGATTTCTCCGTTAGAGGTGTTGTTATTTAGCAAATCGCTTATTTTGGAAGCTGCTTGCTGATTGCTGATACATAGCGATCCATTACAGGGCTTACTTCTTGGGCAGCAGTCTCTACGAGAGTGCTAGGTGCTTCACTTACCTTCTTACCCGATGGGAAGTAATTCTCGCGAATCACTGCGAGCTTTTGCGAATACTCACCCTCTGTGGTGAACTCAACGCCCTCTGCGAGCGACTTGATCTTTGCGACCTGTACTTCAGAAAGTCCTGCGCATGTTGCGCGTAGGATTTCCTGAGACTTAGACTCGTTAAGAGCCTTGGTCAATTCTTCGGACTTCTTGACCTGTTCAGTCAAAGCTTCCTGTGCGGCTGCAACCTGTGCTGCTAGCTCTTCAACAAGATTTGCCTTGTCTTCTGGAACTTCGATGTAGTGTTCCGTGAACAGGTTCTTGAGTCCTGCCATGAAGTCTTCTGCGATTTCAGTACGCAGACCGGTTTCAACGGCTAGTTTGTTGTCTTCCATCCACTGCTCGACCACGTAGTTGAGATACTCATCTACCTGTGAGGTCATCTGAGCTTCTAGCTCACCGACAGTGGATTCCATGATTGCTTCGTTCTCAGCCGAAACCTTCTCGACAATTGCTTCTACGCGGGAGCGCACAGCAGCTTCGAAAATGGTCGTAGCCTTGGTCTTGAATTCTTCGGAAAGGTTCTCGCCACTGAATAGTGCGTCGATATCCTGTGCGCAAGAACCCATGTTCTCGGAGACTAGAGCCTTGAGAGCTTCGGTACGTGCTGCTGCGACTTCTTCTGCCGTCAGTTCAGCCTCTTCCTTCACTTCCTTCTTGTCTTCCTTGTCTTCGTCTTCATCCTCGTCTTCATCTTCGTCTTCTTCATCGCTGCACTTCTTTTCTTCGGCAACGACTTCTTCGGACGATTCTTCGCCTTCCGAAAGGGCAGCAAGTTCTGCTAGCTCTTCTTCGGATAGCGAGTCGAGGTATGCGTCGATTTCTTCTTCGGTCAGTTCAGGGAGGTCTTCCTCAGAAGACTCTTCTTCCTTAACTGCCTTAGCAGATAGGGGCTGTCCTTCCTTCGGAGTGACGGCTTCTTTTGCCTTTGCGGAAACCTTTGGACCCTGAGTTTCTGGCTCAGTGGTAGGTGTTTGACCACCTAGGTCTTCGGCTCCTGCGCCGGGACCGGCAACCATAGGGTCTTTCTTGGCAGAGCCAAGGGACGTTGCTAGGATTTCGGCAGCAGATTCAGATAGGGACTTGCTCATGTTCTAACTCCTGTTAGGGTATTGCTATTTAGTAAACTCAAAGTTTTGACAAGAAATTCTCAAAGATTCTCAAAGAGATATCTTCGATCTGTCGGGACTTTGCGTTGCGGATCTCATCATACATCTGGACAACATCGACCTCACGGACGATTCCGTTGTCCCACACCCATTCCTTACCCTCCATAATGCCTTGGACAAAGGCACCGGGAGCCGATGGGTCAGCCACGATATCTGCTGCTGTAGCAAGATAATAGTCATCTTGAACCATGTTCACGCCATTGACTTCCTTGAGGGAACCCATGCCGCGTGAGGACACGCCTAGGCTCGCGCCGCCTTCCAGAAGACTCTTGGCAATCTTGCCCATAGGAGTCTCAAGGATCTTAGCCTTGCCAATGAACTGTGCACCTTCCTGTCGCATATTGACGATCAGGTGTGAAACACGGTCCAGATTGATTGATGGAGAGTCAGGATGACCCAACTCACCGAATGCTCTGTTCTTAGAGATATACTCTTCGTTGTAACGCTTGACTTCGCGCTCTAGGATGGAGCGAGAGTAGACGCGACCGTTACGGTTCTTCTGCTCGCCTACGAGGAACGGACCAGTGATGAAAAGGCTCTTGACACCGTTCTTGTCTTCGGTCAGTACCTGTACGTCCTGAATTGTTTCTACTATGAGTTTCATTCTCGTTATACCCCTAGGGATTGTCTCTTTCTCATCGAACGCTTGCGCTTGATCAGCGAACGTGCCGCTTTTGCCTTACGCTTGACCTTGCCCTTGCGTGCACCCATCTTACGCTTCTGGCGTTCTTTGGTGGACATGCGCACAAGCTTACCGCCACGAATCGTGTAGCCGGGGCGAGTCGAGACTTTCTTCTTTCTCTGAATCTTGCCGCCGCGCACACGCGCCCTGACGATCTTGAAGTTACCTTCGCTCAGTTCCAATGCTACTGCCGCTTTCAGGGCTTCTAGCTTGGCTTCCGTGATTTGGTTCAACAGTTCTAATAGGTTATCCATTGTCAGGTGTCCCCGTTACAACTGGCTCTTCATCTGCGCTTCCACCGTAGGGAATCGTGAAGACTAGGTTATATTTATCATTTGTGTAAAGTGCAACATGCTTTCCATCAGGGAAGATACGGATACCCTTTCTACGCAGAACGAGCATAGGCGCAGGAATCACTTCATTCCTGAGTGCCTTATCCTCATTCAACTTAGAGCGTAGATCCTTGAATTTCATGTTACTTGAACCGCTTAATCTTCTGAACGACCTGATTGAACTCAGATGGGTGAGCGTCGAGTGCGCTGCCGAGTGGCACGCCTGCTTGACTCAAACTCTGTACAGCCTGCGCCTTTGCAGGAGCGAGCTTACGGAGAAGTGCATAGCCGGGAGCCTTTGGATTCTTTGCTACGAGCTTTGCGAAGTCCTTGTGACCCTGCGCAGCAAGATTAGCATTCACCTTCAATCCGAGCGACTGAGTAGCCTTGCGGATGTTTGCCATGACGTTTCTGCCTAGCTGCTGATTAGAAGCAACGGCAGGCTTGGAGCCACCGGAAAGAACTTCGTCTAGCTGCGTGTCTTCGTTGACACCGGCTGCGGCAAAGAAACGCTTGTGGTCAAAACGTGGGTTCTGAGCCTTGAACAAGCCTGCGTGATGCTGTGCGAGTTCCTTGCGCTTAGTCTCGTCTGGAATGTTCTTCAACAGGTCTGCGACTTGCTGAAAGTGCTTGCGGGTAGGACCACCTTCTACGATGGCTTCTTCGCCCTGTAGCTTACGTGGACCCTTCCATGGTGCGCGATTTGGTTTTGCGGCGCGAGCGTCCTTGACGAACTTCGCACCACGGTCAACGTACTCTGCTCCTACTCCACCTTCGACACCACCCATCTTCTGAAAATACTTGCGTGCGGCACCCTTGAGTTCCTGACGGTGAACGGAAACCTTATGTCCTAGTCCACCCTCGTAACCCTTGCCGATAGCCGAAACGTGGCGAGTCCACCGACGCTGCGCGTCCATGCCCTGCCCTTCCTTGAGGCTCATGCTGGTGATATCGGAGGTCTTGATGCCGAACTTTACCGCAGCAACGCCATGCGCCTTGCGGTGTCCATCCGAACGCGCCGCATGGACTACGCCAGTGTGAGTCTTTCCCTTCTTGGTATACTCAACATCGTGCGCAACCTTCTTTCCGGCAAGTTCTGGCACGTTGTCGTGATAGCCTTCCTGTAGATCGTCCATGATGGTCGAAGCGAGTTCAACCTTGCGGACTTCCAGATGGTCAGCAATACGATCCTGAATCATGGATTCAAAGGCAATCTTTGCCTGATCCTTGTCTTCGCCTGCGAGGGCATTGATTAGATGGTTTGCGGTTGTCATTATTGTCCTGCTCCGGAAGGTGGTGGAAGCCCTGATGTATTTAGATTAGTTGGAAGCTGAGTAGAGGTCATTACCTGTTGTTTTGCAGCTTCGGCAGCAGCAATCGCCATCTGCATTTCCTGCTCTTCCTCAATCTCGGCATTGATTTCCTCAATCTCTTCCTCGGTCAGATGCAGTACGTTCTTCTTGACCCATGCCATAGAGTAGTACAGACCGACGTATGGGGTGACGGCATTGAGCGTCATGATGCGGTTGTTGAGGAGTTCTGCGTCCTTGAGTTCCGAGAAGTTGTTGTCTTCTAGGTAGTCATAGTAGACGAATTCCTTGATCTGGTCCCACTCTTCGTAGGTCGCAATGCCCTTTAGAGCTAGCTGACGCTTCATGAGTTCATCGAACAACGTCGAGAACTTGGCACGCAGACGTTCGACAAACTTGTGGAACTTCAACTCTTCGCGAGTGATTTCGTTGGAGCGACCGAGCGAGAAACCCTGCTGCGGAATCAAACGAGACACCGGAACGTTGAGCGACTTGTAGAGTACCTCTTGGAAATACTTTACGTCATCCAACTGTCCGAGCGACTGACCCGCAGGAAGTGTGGTAATTTCAGTAGACTTACCTTCACCACGGCGCGGAATCCAGAAGTCTTCGATCATGGATGTGAACTTACGGTCGTCCTTGACTTCGCCGGTTGCGGCATCATAGACGATCTTGTTGCGGAACTTCGTCATGATATCGTTCATGTACTGGTCAGCCTTCATCTTAGGAAGGTTGCCAACGTCGATGTAGAATACACGGCGTTCTGGTGCGCGAGACAGACGGTAGATAACCACCGCGTCTTCGATCATTCTAAGTTGATTTAGTGGCTTGATAGCCTTGTGAAGATAGGACAGAACCATGTTACGGCTCACATCCATCAGACCTGAGTTGATGTTCACAACTGCGTCTTCTGCGATCTTCATGGAAGCATCGACAGGCGAGGACATGACCATGTTGCCACTCGTCATGCTCTTGTCATTGTACACGTAGAAGTCGGCATAGCCAGACACAAACTCTACGCCAGTGCGCGGATCCTTCTGCTTGATGATGGTACGAATCTTACGGATCTTGCGTGGGTCTAGGTATACTAGACCGATGATACCGTTCTTCGGCTGACTCTCATCAATCTGAACCTGATAGAACAGGCGACCGTCAACGTACCAACGGCGGAAGATATCCGCACCATTGTTGTCGAAGTCTAGCATACGCAAGAGTGCCTTGAACTCTTGGCGCAGCATTTCCTTGATGTTTTCTGGTTGCTGCAATTCGTCTGTCATGATTTCGACAGACATACCCTTTTCATCGTGGACGATTGCTTCATTGACGATTTCATCAATTGCGCTTTCCACTTCGGGCTGCATAGCCATTGTGCGATAACGAGAGATTAGCTCGTTCTCGTTCTTGAATGCGGATTCTAGATTGAGGTAAGTGCCGTAATAACCACCGAGCGCACCGGCATTGATGACGTATGCGCCATCGTCGGTCTGCGGTGCGGCAATTGCGGGTGCTTGGGATTCAACGGTGTCGTTTTCCGTTGCCCGAGTGATCTGCCAACCGAATAGGTTAATAGCCATTAGTTCTGAACTCCATATCAAAGGAAGGGAGCGTTGACCTTGGGATCAACGCCCCCATTTCAAGTTACGCCGATGCCTGCGGAACAGCAGACTTCGTATCTTCGGATAGCCAATACTGGTACGATAGAGTTACTGAGAACTCTTCGACCGTATCGTTGCTACCCCAATCTAGGTCGATTGGTGCGAGGTCGTTAGGGAACATACCGACGAAACGGTACTTCTTGATTGGCGATCCGCCTGCCTTCGAATACTGATACACTTCGGCATCGACAGCGTAAGACGTTCCCGGTGCGAGAGGCGAAGTGCTGACTGCACCCGGCTCGCGGAGGTTGGTCTGGTTGCCATTGATACCACGGTGCCAACGTTCGAATGCGTTGCGAATCGTGAAGTCTTCGTCGTTAAGGACTGTTACTGTCCAGTCTGCGAATGTACGGTTGCCTGCGACCTTGACTTCTCTGCCGAAGTATGGAACAGTGACCGCGCCAATCGTGCTGCCGGGAAGCTGCGCCGTCTTCACGAAGAATCGTGAAAGCGAGGTAGCCTGTCCTGCTAGCTGCACGAATGCAGGAAACTGCAACACAACCTCAAACAGATTAGGGCGTGCGCCGTCAAACTGCATGGCTGTTCTGAAACTATCTACGTTGAACATCTGTTATACTCCTGTGAGCCTGTATTGCTATTTATCAGAACTTGCCGACGACTTCTTCGAAGGAAACACCAGTCCGGACTGCGACGAAGTTCAACTGGATGAAGTTGATGCTCTTAGCAGGCTTGACGTAGATATCACCCACGAACTCATTGCGATCAATGATATCGGCAGTGTTGTTGGTTTCGTCGCAGACTACGCGATAGTCGTAGATACCACGGCGACCCTGAACTGTTCTGAGGAACGGCTCAACTAGGTTGACGAACTGTGCGCGAGTGAATTCATCGTTGAACTCAAACAGCGAGGAACGTGCTGCCTTAGCAATCGACTTTTCAAGGACGATGAAGAGGCGGCGAACGTTGATGCGGTCAAATGCGGATGGGCGACCGAGTAGCGTCTTGTCTCCGAAGAGCATCGTGCCTTCTCCGGTGAACGAAACGACAGGGTTGACACCATTCTTGTAAAGCTCGTCACGGTTAGCCTTCGTTGGGTTGTATGCCAACTTGATGACGTTCTTGATCTGACCACGGATTAGACCGGCAGGCGAGAACCAAGGGTCACGATCCGTGTCGGTGCGTGCGCATAGACCGGCAATGTCACCGTTCAATGGCACCCAACGGTACTTGTCATTGTACTTGTCGTACATGTACTTCCAACCCGAGTCTAGGACTGCGTAGGAAGTGGACACGTTGTTCAGTGCGTTGTTACGGTAGTTGATGACTGCGGTGGTGATATCCGCAGCCTGCACGTTTGCCAGTGTTGGCGAAACGAATGCTACGCAGTCTCTACGAGTCTCAACCTTGCTGAGAACATCAAGCACAACCGTTGCACTGTGATCTGCTGTCATGATCAACTGAACGTCAACCTTTTCAGCATTTGCGACTTCGCCATATGCTACGATGGTGTTTGCGTCTACTAGGGCGACAGAAGAACCGTCGTCTAGCGAGAACGTGTTACCGTCCACAACGTTAGTACCCTGAGTTTCTTCGAACTCATGAGTTGCGTTTGCTGCAACGTCCCAATTTCCATTGCTGACCGCAGTGCCGTCAGACTTGTATGGAGTACCGGTGATGTAGACGTACTTGGACTTGCGACGAATCACATCGCGCCAGTAGATCGACTCGCCCGACTCGTTCTTGGCATTGGTTGCCTTGGAGAGATTTGCGAACTTCTCAAGTACCGTGTTTGCGACACCAGTGATTGCGCCGTCTTCGTCAACGACAACAATGTGGATTTCGTCGTTTGCCTTTGTGTTGTTGAAGGAGCTAGACACAAAGTAGCTCGTTCCCGGCTTCTTGTCGAAGAGCGAACCGTAGGTCCAAGTCGATAGTGCGACAGTGGTGTTTGCCCATACCGAAACCTTTAGCGAGTTGCCGAGGGTGCCGGGATAACGTGCCATCGCAACCGAGTTGGTGATGGTGTTCAGGCTGTTGTTCGCATCGAACGCTTCTTCGTTAGGGCAGTGAACAGGTGTGAAGACACCAATACCGCCGATTGCGTTGTTGCTGCTGCCGTGTGCTGCGCGGATAACGCGAAGGTCACTTGCATAGGCAAGGAAGCTTGCTGCGGTGAAGAAGGTCTGTGCGGTATTCGTGGATGGCTTCCCGAACAGCGAGACTAGCTCGTTTTCGTTAGAAACTTGGCGCACGGAGTTCACCGGACCCCACTCAAACGGACCCGCTACTGCACCGGAAGAGGTCGAAACGGCAGGGATAACTGTCGTTAGATCAATTTCGGAAGTGTTTACGCCGGGAGATACTTGGAATGTCATTTGGGTCTACTCCTGTTAGGGAATTCTGAATTGCTGATTATTTAGGAAATCTAGTGGCTCACTATTTCCCATACACTACCTTCTTCGACATACCGAGAATCGGCAGTGCCTTGTCCGTCGTTGTATAGGGGTGAGGGGAGCATCTGGTTGTCAATCTGTGCCATCTGTTCTCGGTAGAGCTTTTCCTTGATATTGGTATTGCAAAGGTCCGAAAAGAACGGTTGGTTGGTCATCCATGAGAACAGGACTAGGCACATTACAAGGTCATCGTTCGACCCTTCATCCGCTTCGTAGCTATTCCGCTTATTTATGAAAGTCGAGAGTTCCGATATGATCTGGAAGTCTTGGAAGGTCAACTGGTAGGACTCAATCAGGGACTTCATGAGGGAGCAGCCGAGCCGCTTGACGCTCTTTGTGGTGATGATACCCCGGTTGGATCCGGTGCCGCCCATTGCCCAAGAGAGGACGACCTTGTTCTTGGAGGTCTGAGTCGAGAGGATGTTCTCGTACTCATAGTCATCGAACAGGGAATCCACCACTTGCTGCCCGTTGTCGTTGATTTCGACCAGAGCATAGGCTTCGTTGTACCACTTAGCCATCTTAGCGATAATGGATGGGTAGAGGATAGGGCTAATATCGTTGTCCTTGTAGGTACAGACGACCCTATATGGAATCTCGGTTACATCTATGACCACGAATGCGGAATAGTCAAGCCCCTTTCCACGCGAAGTGTCCGCGACCAGTACGTATTTCCGTCCCGGTTGTGGTCGCTCGTAGAAGCAAAGTCCGACAATCGACTCAAAGGTTTCAGGCTTGACAAACGCCAAAGTCTTGAGGACGCGACCTGAAATTAGAGTTCCAGACGATCCGTGGAATTCGCACTCCATTTCCTGCATGTACTTTTCGTCACCGAGGGCTTTCTTTTGCCGCTCTGCCCACTCTGCCGTGCGACCGGGAACCGAACGCCAGTTCGCGTCGATGGTCTTGAATCCGTTGCGCCCTTCGATAGCGTCGATCCACATCTTGTAGTAGTGGTTCATGCCATTCGGGGTGGAGGAAATGAGGATCTTCGCGGTTTCACCCGAGGTGATGGTCGGGTAGACCGAGGTGAAGAACTCTTCGGCAATGTTGTTTGGAACGAACGCGAATTCGTCCAAGTAGAGGAAGTTGATAG